GGATTCGGGGAGCCCGCGCCATCGCCGTCCGCGGATCGGATGGCAATGGATCGTATGACCGTCCGCTCCTACGACACGGAAGGCCGGATGCACGTCGAAGTGACGAACATCTCCAAGGCCAATGTCTGCCCCTACTACGGGCGCGAGATTCCCGATGCTGAGCGGCTTGGCCTCGATCCGAACAAGGTCTACATGCTCTACCGCGACCCTGCCGAACTGGCAAAGGCCGCGCCCACGTTCAATAACCTGCCCCTGCTCTCCGAGCACACCTACCACGGGGCCAACGAGACGAAGAAGGACTACACGATCGGGACCACGGGTTCTGATGCGGCCTTTGTCCACCCCTACCTACAGAATTCGCTTGCTGTCTGGGATGCCGCCTACATCGCGGCGATCGAGACCGGCGAGCAGAAGGAATTGTCTTCCTCGTACCGTTATGAGGCAGACATGACCCCCGGCGAAGCGGATGGTGTGCCCTATGACGGGCGCATGATCAACATCGTTGGTAACCACGTTGCCCTCGTCACTGCGGGCCGTGCTGGCGCTGACGTTGTTGTCGGCGATTCAAAACCCTTGGAGCTGCATACCATGAGCAAATCAAGCATGACGGCGGTGGCGATGCGCGCCGCGTTGGGCGCGTTCCTGCGTCCGGCGCTCGCAAACGACGCTGCGCCGATTCCCCTGGCTGACCTCGTGAAGTCGGGCAAGCCCGCTTCCATCGCCGCGGCCACCCGTGCGCACTACGCGGGCAAGGTCGATGTCGATGCCACCGCCCTGACCGGCATTCTCTCCATGGCCGCCGATGAGGCCGCCGAGGAAGAGAAGAAGGCCGAGGACGACGAGGACGAGGAAGCGAAGAAGAAGGCGGCCGAAGACGAGGAAGCCGAAGCGGCCAAGAAGGCAGCGGAGGATGAAGAGGCCGAAAAGATGAAGGGCGCCAATGACGCCGCCATCGAAAAGCGCGCCGAGGATAAGGCCATGGCCCGCTTCCAGGCCATCCGCCAGGCTGAAAACGACGTCCGTCCGCTCGTCGGTGAGCTGGTCGCCATGGACTCCGCCGAAGCCGTCTACCGCGCCGCGCTCGATCATGTCGGCGTCGATCACAAGGGCGTCCACGCCTCTGCCCTGTCGGTCCTCGTGAAGATGGCGAAGGACCAGAAGGATGCTGCCCCGCGCACCCCGAAGATTGCTGCCGATGCGGCGGCCGTCGCGGACGTGCATACCCGTTTCGCTCTCAAGCCGCTCAAGGTGATCTAAATGGCAAACTCCATCCAGAAACAGGTAGGTCTCCTTCAGGCTCCGGGCCTGGTGGGCGGCTTTGCCTCCAATAACGAGTGGATGACCGTCGATGCGGGCCAGTTCGAATACGTCGCAGGTGCCAACGGCATCCTGATCGGCAACTTCTGCTGGGAATCGACCGTCACCCTCGGCACCCTCAACAACACCGGCACCGGCCAGCCGCTGGGCTTCGTCGGTCGTCACCAGGCCGCTATCTACCTGCCGCTGCTCCAGGGCGCTTCCCTGCTCATCGCCGCAGGCCAGAACGTCAGCGTCTACTCGCGTGGTGACTTCTGGGCCATCGCCCAGGGTGGTGCCACCAAGGGGCAGAAGATCTTCGCCAACCTCGCAGACGGTTCGGTCTTCGCCGCTGCGGCGGGGGCCACGGTCGCTTCCGCATCGGTCACCGGGTCTATCGCAGGCACCACCCTGACGGTCACGGCCGTGGGCTCGGGCGCGCTGTATGTCGGCCAGACCCTGACCGGTACCAACGTCCTTCCGGGAACCACGATCACGGCGCTGGGCACCGGCACGGGCGGCACGGGCACCTACACCGTCAACCAGGCCCAGACGGTCGCCAGCACCACGATCACCGGTGGCGCGGCGATCGAGACCACCAACTGGTTCGCGGGCAATACGTGCCTGCCCGGCGAACTCGTCAAAATCTCCACTTGGAAGTAACCAACCATGATGCCTAACGTCTTCGCAACGGATATGGCCGTACTCGGCCCGCGCGGCTTGGTGCTTCCGGCCTCCTACACCGGCTACATCGACAGCGAGCGCTTCGGCGCAAACTACTCGCTGGCGATGGATGCCCAGCCTTCCCTCGTGACCGTCAACAATGCCGGTATTCCGGCCTTCCTTACCACCTTCTTCGACCCGGAAGTCACCCGCATCCTCTTCGCGCCGCTGATGATCGAAGAGATTGCGGGTTCGTCCCAGAAGGGTTCGTGGGTCAGCGACATCGACATGTTCGGAGTCGTGGAACCGGCCGGTGAGGCCTCGGGCTATGGCGATTTCAACAACAACGGCATGTCAGATGCCAATGTGAACTTCGTCGCCCGCCAGAACTACCGCTTCCAGACCCACGTCAAATGGGGTGAGCTGGAGCTGGAGAAGTACGGCGAGGCCCGCATCAACTACGCCAATGAGCAGTCGCAGGCGGCAGCCTGGGTGCTGACCAACACGGCCAACACCATCGGCTTCTACGGTGTCGCCGGTCTCCAGAACTACGGCCTCCTGAACGATCCGAACCTCAACGCCTCCATCACACCCGTGGGTGGCACCACCTGGCCCGCCAAAATCACGGCGGACCCGAATGCGGCGGCAGTCGGCATCGCTGGCGATATCTTCAAGCTGTTCGGCCAGCTCGTCGCCCAGACAAACGGCCTGATCAATCGTCAGACCCCGATGGTGTTGGCGCTTTCGCCGGAACGCGAAGCCCTGCTGACCACCACCAACCAGTTCAACGTCAACGTGAGCGACCTGTTGGCGAAGAACTTCCCGAACCTGCGTGTTGTCACTGCCCCGCAGTACAACACGCAGGCGGGCGAGGTGATGCAGCTCATCGCCCCGAAGATCCAGGGTCAGAATGTCCTCACGTATGCCTACAGCGAAAAGATGCGCGCGCATCCGGTCGTGGTGGGTACGTCGAACTGGACCCAGAAGCGTTCGGCCGGTGCGTGGGGCACGATCATCCGCATCTCCGCGGGCATCGCTACCATGATCGGCATCTGATCCACCCAGGCGGGGGAACTCCCTCCCCCGCCCTTTTCAAGGAATCACCATGGCTGACAACACGAAAAACCAACCGACTGCTGAGCAGGTCGAAGCTACCCAGAAGAACCTCACCCGCCGCAAGGCTTCGGGCGATGTCGTCTATGTGGGCTGCAAACTCCCAAATGGCCTGCTGTTGCAGGTCGGCAACGAGGCCGTTGAACTGGCCGGTGCTAATGCCTCTGAAATCGTTGGCGGCTACGGTGTAACGCCGGTCTCCCGCGACTTCTGGGAAGCGTGGGCCGCGGAACATCGCAGCTACGAACCGCTCAAGAGTGGCCTGCTCTTCATGCAGGACAAGCAGGATGATGCCAAGGCCCAGGCTAAAGATCAGAAGGACGTGAAGGGCATCGAAGGCGTCAATGCCGACAAGCCCGCACCGGGCGCCGTCAAGGCTGGCAAGGGCGAGTAACCCAACATGACTACAGGCATCGTCGTTTTTGATCCGGCCGCGTTCAAGGCGCGGTATCCCGAATTCGCCACCGCGACGGATGCGCAGCTTCAGGGCTGCTTCGATGAGGCCTGTCTGATCGTGGACAACACGGCATGCAGTGTGGTCCGGCAGGTCGAACGCCGGACCACCTTGCTTTGGATGCTCACCGCGCACATCGCTGCCCTGACGATCGGTGTCAACGGACAGGCACCATCTGGTCTGGTCGGTCGGGTGGATAGCGCCACGGAAGGTAGCGTGAGCGTCCATGCCGACTGGAGCGGTGCCAGTGCATCGCAAGCTTGGTATCTGCAAACGCCTTACGGCGCGATGTTCTGGCAGGTCACCTCGATCTACCGTCGCTTCCGCTACATTCCTGGCCGCTCTGGCCCTGCCCCTACCGCTTCGGTAGGAAGCTTCTTCCGCTGGGGATTTGGCAATGGCGGGTATCCCTATGGCCGGTAAGCCGCTGGAAGTCAAAGGCGGCGACGGGCTTACCTCGTACTTTGAGCAGCTTGCCAAGAAGATTGGCAAAGGCGCATCGGTTCGCGTGGGCTTCCTTGAGGGGGCGACTTATCCCACTTCGCAGAAGAAAGCCCTACGAAACTCCTACAAGCGCCGCCAGCGAAACAACATCCAAGGCCCCATTCAAGGCGCCAAGGGTGGCACGACCGTGGCTGAAGTGGCTGCGGCTAACGAATTCGGCGATCCCGCACACAAGCGACCGCCCCGCCCCTTCTTTCGAAACATGGTGGCTGAGAAGTCGCCCACTTGGGGCAAGTCCCTTTCCAATATCCTGAAGCTGAATAACCTTGACGTGGATAAGTCCATGGCCCTCATGGGCGAAGGCATCCGCGGCCAGCTTCAGGAGTCCATCCGTACCTTCACCACGCCTGGCCTGGCCGAATCGACCAAGAAGGCCAAGGGCTTTGATAAGCCGCTCATCGACACGGCGCACATGATACAGTCCGCTGACTATGTAGTTATCAAGGGGACAAAATCATGACCGTTCGGGATCTTTTAGGGCAGCGATTTGGCAGGCTCGTTGCCATCTCTCGGGATGGAAGCACTAAATCAGGGGCCGCTATCTGGGTATGGCAGTGTGACTGCGGTAACACCAAATCCATTTCGGCCACCAATGTAACCCAGGGTCTGACGGTATCCTGTGGCTGTCGGCAGCAGGAGGCACGTGTCAAACATGGACTTTCTCAGACGCTGACCTACAACCGGTGGCGAGCGATGAAAGACCGTGTTTTAGGAACAGGCGCGGCATCGAAGAAGTATTACAAGAAGCGTCGCATCACCATTGATCCGCGCTGGGTCGAAAGCTACGAAAATTTCCTGGCTGATATTGGCGAGTGCCCTCCAGGTCTTACCTTAGATCGAAAAGACAACGATCTTGGGTATACGAAAGATAACTGCCGCTGGGCTACTCGGGCCCAGCAAAGCGCAAACACTAGCCGAACCCATAGGGTCATCTATCACGGCGATCAGACTTGTCTCGCGCATGCCTGCCGTGCAGCTGGCGCATCGTACCGCGATGCCATGTACAAAATGGCTGGCGGAATGACGGCTCAGCAAGTTGTGGATACCTACCCATGAACCTCCATGGCATCGTTCGCACAGCCATCAACAGCGTGAACCCCTTCGTACAGGCGATCGTCTATCGATCCCTGCCCGCGATCACACAAGGTAATGGTCATCGCACCCCGCAGTGGGAGCCTGGCGTGGCAATGAAGGTCCAGAAGCAGGCGATGAGCCAGAAAGACCTTGAGCACACCGATAACCTCAACCTGCAAGGCATCCTGACAAAAATCTGGATGGATGGTGCCGTGTACGGGGTTGATCGTGGCACGCAGGGCGGCGGCGACATCATCGTCATTGGCGGGGAAATCTGGCTGGTGAGTGCGGTCATGGAGATTTGGCCGGACTGGTGCAGCATCATCGGCACCCTGCAAGCCACCCCGCCTCCCGGATGGACGCCATGAGCTACAGCATCAGCCTGACCGAGAATGACCTCTACACGGCCCTCAGGGCCTTTTTGCTGCAAGCTGTGGAGGGCGAAGTGATCGCAGGCCAGGACAATCAGGTAGCCATGCCCACCGGCACCTTCACCGTCATGACCACGCTTCGGGTGGTTGGTCTGTCCACCAACAAGACTGTATGGGATCAGGCCAACCAGCAGGAGGCCAATGGGCGGTCTACGGAATGGGCCTGCCAGCTCGACTTCTACAGTGACGAGACGGGCCCCGCTGTGAACAATGCCTGGGCCTTTGCCCAGCTTGTCCGTACTGAGTTCGCCTGCACCGCCTTCCTCGCCCTTCCGGGCCAGATCCAGCCGCTGTACGCCACGGACCCGGCGAATACGACCATGATCAACAGCGAAGCGCAGTACCAAGAGCGTTACACGCTAGAATTCCACGCACAGTTCAACCCCGTTGTTACCACCCCGCTTGCCTTCGCTGACACGCTTACCGTGGGTCTGGTCGAAGTGGACGCGAAGTTCCCACCCGGAGAATGATGAGATGACCATCCCTGTAAGCCAAATCGTTCAGGTCAACCCCGGCGTTCTGACGGCAGCGGGCTCGGCTGTTGACCTGAACGGCCTGATCCTCACCGCGGACCCGTCCGTGCCCATCGGTAGCGTGTCGCGCTTCACCCGCGCAGCTGATGTGTCCAGCTTCTTCGGGCCGTCCTCGACCGAATACCAGCTTGCGTTGATCTACTTCAACGGCCCGGACAATGCCACGCGCACGCCGGGTGCCCTGCTCTTCGCGCAGTACAACACCACGGCAGTGGGTGCCTACCTGCGCACCGGCAGCCTTGCCAGCCTCACCTTGGCCCAGCTTCAGGCCCTCACCGGCATCCTGACGATTTCGGTCAATGGCACGCCAAAGACCTCTTCTACCATCACCCTTTCGGGGGCGACTAGCTTCAGCAACGCCGCGACGCTGATCCAGGCAGGCTTCACCAGCCCCGGCTTCACGGTCACCTATGACGCCCAGCGTCAGGCCTTCCTCTTCCAGAACACGACCACTGGCGCTGGGGATGTCATCGGCTACGCCTCGGGCACGCTGGCAGCGGGCATCAAGGCCACGCAGGCGACGGGTGCGGTCATCTCCAACGGTGCCGCCATCGCTGTGCCGGGGCCGCTCATGGATTCGATCGTGGCCGTGACCCAGAATTGGGCGGGCTTCATGACCACCACGGAGCAGTCCATCCCGAACCAGATCCTTTTCGCTGCATGGACCAGTGCGCAGAAGGACCGCTATATCTACAACATGCAGTCTTCCGACGTGAACATGCTGACCGCGGGCAACACGACCACGGCCATGTACGCCATCACGCAGGCCGCTTACGACGGCACGATCCACGTCCAGGGCAATGCCACCCATGCGGCGTTCAACATGTCCTGGGCCGCCTCGCTCGATTTCACCCGCCTGAATGGCCGCACCACCCTCGCCTTCCAGAAACAGGCCGGTCTCGTGCCGAGCGTGACGGATCAGGCCTCGGCCAGCGGCATCCTCGCGAACGGCGGCAACTACTATGGCGCCTACGCCACGGCCAGCACGAACTTCAACTTCGCGTATTCCGGCCAGGTCAGCGGCCAGTTCAAGTGGGCGGACAGCTACGTCAATCAGGTTTGGCTAAACGCCAACCTACAGCTCGCCATGATCAACCTTCTGGTTGGCGCGGGCTCGGTGCCGTACAACGCCGCGGGCTATGCCCTGATCAATGCCGCCTGTAACGACCCGATCCAGGCGGCGGTGAACTTCGGTGCCATCCGTACCGGTGTGCAGCTTTCCAGCTCGCAGGCGATCCAGATCAAGAATGCGCTTGGCGTGGACGTGACGCAGAACCTGTACGCCCAGGGGTTCTATCTCCAGATTCTCGATGCCTCCGCGGCCACGCGTGTCGCCCGTACCAGCCCGCCCATGACGCTTTACTACATGGACGGCGGCAGCGTGCAGCAGCTTACCCTCGCGAGCATCGAAGTACAGTAAGGCCATGGGCGGCGGGGTGAGTGACCACCCTGCCCTCAGTCCATCCCACCCATCAGTTCTGAGGAAACATCCATGGCAAAGACCATTACCGCGGCCAACAGCCAATACGCCTTGGCTATTGCCGGCCTGTACCCTGCCCCGCAGATCCTTCAGGGGTATGCGGCAGATGCTGCCTTCAGTACGGCGGACGTGTCCAATGCCCAGACCGTCCGCGGTATCGACGGCAAGATGTCGGCAGGCTTCGTCTTCGCTGACCTCCAGCAGACCATCACCGTCATGCCGGACTCGCCCAGCCTTCAGGTTTTCAACAATTGGGTGGTGGCTCAGCTTGCCGCCCGTGAAGTGCTGGTGGCCTCGGCAACGATCATCCTGCCTTCGATCGGCATGAAGTACGTGCTGACCAAGGGCGTGCTGACCCAGGGCAAGCCGATTCCGGACGTCCAGCGCGTCCTCCAGGCGGTCGGCTACCAGATCACCTGGGAAAGCATTGTGGGAGCCCAGATCTAATGGCACGCAAGGTCAAGACCTTCACCGTATCGGCGGATGGCCGGGACAAGGGGAAAATCTTTGTCCTTACCGAGATGCCTGCCACCAAGGCAGAGAAATGGGCTCTCCGGGCGTTCCTTGGCCTGGCACGTCACGGGATCAAGATTCCCGAAGGTGTGCAGCGCCTGGGCATGGTGGGGCTGGCACAGTACGGGCTTACCCTGCTCGGCCAGCTTCCCTACGACGATGCCGAAGTGCTGATGGACGAGATGTTCCAGTGCGTCAAGATCCAGCCGGGTTCCGATCCGAACGTGACGCGCGAACTGATCGAAGACGACATTGAGGAAGTCGCCACCCGCATGGAGCTTCGCAAGGAGATTTTCACCCTCCATGTGGATTTTACGAACGGCGCAAAGACCTCGACCTAGGCCCCAAGGCGTATCTGGGGGACGCACCTAACGTGGTGACCTACCAAAACGTCCCCCAAACCATCGCCACGGCCATGACTTCGCGCCTGTGTACCAAGATCGAATTAGACACGGTGTATGGCACGGAAGACCTCTGGGACATCCTTGAGGTGCACACCGTGAATAGCCACAACGAGCGCACCCAGGAGTAAACCCGCCCATGGCAACCGTCATTGATTCGCTCTTTGTGGAATTGGGGCTGGATGCCTCGGATTTCATGAAGAACTCCAAGGCGGTGGCCGATGAGCTGAAGAAGTTCAGGGACCAGAACGTCACCGTTTCCAAGTCCGTCATCGACTCCAACAAGAAGCTGGGCGAGTCGTTCGCAGGCGTGAAGTCCCAGGTCATGGGGCTGATCGCGGCCTACTTCGGCCTCAATGCCATCAAGACGTTCATTCAGTCGAACGTACAGGGCCAGGCGGAGCTTGGCCGTCTCTCCCAGAACCTCGACATCTCCGCGCGCCGCCTTGAGGCTTGGGGCACGATTGCGGAGGAAATGGGCGACAAGGCCCAGACCAGCTTCTCCGCGCTTCAGACCGTTGCGGCTGGGCTGGCTGAGGCCACCATCAAGGGCAGCTCGGCCCTGACCGATGTGGCCCGCGCGAATGGCATTTCGCTGGTCGATACCACCGGAAAGCTGGTTTCTTCGGAAGAGGTGCTGATCCGCTTCTCGGCTCGCATGGCCCAGCTTCCGCGGCAGCAGGCCATCGCCCTGGCGAACATGGCAGGCATCGGCGGGCTCTCCAACGAACTCCTGCTGGGGCCAGAGGCGCTTCGCCAGCGTCTTGCGGATGCGGAACGCCTCTCCCGCGTTACAGAGGAATCGACCAAGAAAGCTCAGGAACTCCAGCGCAAGTGGGCTGATCTACAGCTCCAGCTCAAGGCGCTGGGTGAACGGATTTTCGAACGCCTTGAGCCCATCATCGAGCGGCTGACCGATCGCCTGATCAAATGGGCGGATGCGGTCGATTGGGACAAGCTGGTGGACAAGGGAGAAAACCTTGTCAAGGAAATTGGCAAGGTCATCGATGAACTAGGTGGCCTGAAAACCGTCGCCATCGTTGTGGGCGGCATTCTCGCGGCCAACCTTCTCTCTCCCCTACTAGGCATTGCGGGTGCGCTCCTGCGCATCGGTGGGCTGATTCCTGGCGTCACGGCGGGCTTAGGCGGCCTTGGTACGGCCGCAGGTGGGTTTGCCCTTAGTGCGACGGGTGTAGCGGCTGCGGGCATTGCGGCGGCGGTGTATAGCCCCGCCCTGGGTGGATCACAGCGGCCCGATGGTAGTTACAACGACGAGGTAGCCCGCCCCAAGGGGGATGCACCGGGTACCGATATCAACTCCCTATGGAATGCCGTCCAGGGCAAGCCATCAGCCTTCCTTGGCACCCGTGAGTTCGCTGCAAGGCTCATCGCTGAGCGCGGCTATGGTGGTGACAAGGTGTCAGAAAAGTCCATGGCTGGAACCGTGGCAGACATCCTCTCCGGGAAGATCACCGATACCAACACGGGTGGCCTTCTCAACATTGGTCGCCAGGCAAGCACGGCATCGCCTGCGGGATCGCACCAGGCCTACTTCCGGCAGCTTGAGTCGAAATACAACCTGCCCGCAGGCCTACTTGATCGCATCTGGAACAAGGAGAGCGGCCGGGCGACGGGTGCCATTACCTCATCCGCTGGTGCACAGGGACCTTTCCAGATCATGCCAGCCACCGCAGGCGACCTTGGCCTGGTCGGCAATGATGTGAACGACGTGGACAAGGCCGCGGCGGGGGCTGCTGCTCATCTGGGCCGACTAAGCACTAAGTACAACGGTGACCTGACCAAAGTCCTTGCCGCCTACAATTGGGGCGAAGGCAACGTTGATCGGCAGGGTCTGGGTAATGCCCCGGCTGAAACGCGCGACTACATCAAGCTGGCCCAGGGTCTTCAGATCGGGCCACCGCAGGCCTATGGCGGCTCGCGTGCGGGCAGCACGTCTACCTCATCCAGTGAGGTGCATATCGACTCGATCAACATCAATGCACCGAACGCCACGGACAGTAAGGGTATCGCCGCCACCATCGGCCCTGCCCTGCGTCAGAATGGCATCGTCCAGGCCGCGAATACGGGAGTGGAGTAAATGAGCGTTCCTGCCACCCTCGTACTGGAAGGCCTCGATGCCCTCGGTATCAACCTGCTGGGCTCGCCTAACACCCACTACTCCATCGTCACCACGGGCTCATCCAGCCCTGTGGTTACCCCTGATACGGTGGAGTCCTTCGCGTGGAAGGGCGATCACCGCATCAGCACCTTCCCTGTCGAACAGGGGGCTTTTGCCTCCTACAACAAGGTAGCCACCCCCTTCGACCTGCGGATGACTCTGGTGTGTGGCGGCCGGAACTTCTATCAGGACGCCACGCAGAAGCTGGATGACTATCTCAACAGTCTCTTGGGAACCGGCTTCGGCCAGCCCATGGCGCGGGAGGATTTCATCCTGGCACTGGAAGCGATGCTGGAAAGCACGGACCTGTACGATGTCGTGACCCCGGATCGAACCTACGAACGCCTCAACCTCGTCCACTTTGATTACGTCAAGCGGGCCAAGGATGGGGCAGTCATGGTAATCGCCGACTGTGGCTTTGAAGAGGTGCGCGAGACGGTAACGGCCATCTACACGGCGACCGGTCAGCCCAATATCGACTCCAACTCACCTTCCGCCGCCTCGCCGGTCAACGTGGGCCGGGTCACGGGTATGATTCCCACCGTCAGCCAGTCGGCCATTTTGAAGGCGGGTAGCTTCGTATGATCGTCGTTCCCCTTGTCGCTACGCCCAGCCAGGACTTGAAGATTGTCCTGAATGGGCAGTCGTGCGATATCGCCGTGGCACAGAAAGGGGATTACGTCTACCTCAGTCTTGCCCTGCCCTCGGGGTCGATCCTCAATACGGTGCTATGCCGCAACGAAGTCCTGCTGGTCAGGCAGACCTACCTCGGGTTTATCGGTGACCTCGCCTTTGTGGACCTTCAGGGCACGACCGATCCGTATTGGGATGGGCTAGGTACTCGGTACATCCTTGTCTATCTCACGCCGGATGAGGTGGCTCAGTGACCTTCATCAAGCGCAAGATCAAGGTCCAGATCCAGCTTATCGGGGATACCTTCGACGGCGGCGCGGACTCGCTTGAGCTGGAAGGCTTGCGGGCCAGAGCGACCATTCAGGCAACGGTAGGCGGTGCCACGTCTTTCCAGGGGCAGGCCCAGATCCGCCTCAATGGCATGCGCGGCGAGGATATGGCGAAGCTTTCCACACTCGGCCTGACCGCGGGTCTTTACCAGAAGAACCTCATCACGATCCTGGCCGGTGATGACCTATCCGGCATGAGCCAGGTCTTTTCCGGCTCGATCTATGCCGCCTACGTCGATTACAACGCCATGCCGGACGTGGGCGTGGAAATCTCCGCCGCTCAAACGGCCCAGATTCAGCAAGCTCCTATCGCCGCCTCCAGCTACCGCGGCACCATGGCTGTGGCCTCGATGCTTCAGGGCATTGCATCCAACGCGGGCCTGTCCTTCGTCAATGCCGGTGTGACGGCGGTTTTGTCCAACCATGCGGTAGGTGGTTCGGCCGCGGTCCAGATCGCCGATATCTGCCAAGCCGCCAACGTCAGCTATGACATCCGCGAGAACACCCTGACCATCTGGCCGATGGGAGCAAATCGGGACGCCGAGATTATCGAGGTGTCGGCCCAATCTGGGCTGATCGGCTACCCCATGTACACCGCCCAGGGCATCGATGTGGTGACCGAGTTCAACCCCAATGTGGTGCTGGGTCGCCGCATGTCGGTCGTGACCTCGATCCCTTCCCCTTCGCGCACCGATGGCCTGGCAAATCCCACGGGTATTCCGGTGATCGGCGCCAATGGCACGTTCTACATCTTCGACGTGGCCCATGAGATTTCTTCCGAAACACCGGGCGGCCCGTGGCAGACCCGCGCCCGCCTTGGCACGGTGAATACCCAGGCGAGGGCGTCATGACGGAGCCCACCAACAGTACCTATCAGAATGAGGTTTCATCGGCGAACGAGGTGAATGCCCTTCGCTTCATGATGCGCCGCTACCTTGCCAGCATGCGTACAGCGACCCTATGCAAGGTGCTGGCCGTGACCAATGCCGGGGGTGTTAGCCCCGTGGGAACCTTGGACGTGCAGCCGCTTATCCAGCAGATGGACGGCGATGGAAACGTGGTTGACCTGCCCATCCTCTACGGCGTGCCCTACTCCCGTCTTCAAGGCGGGGCAGATGCCATCATTCTCGATCCGAAGGTGGGCGACCTGGGCGTGGTGGTATTTGGTGACCGCGACTTGTCTGCGGTCATCGCCAGCAAGGACAAGGCGCCTCCTGGCTCCAATCGCCGCAATAGCCTTTCCGATGCCATGTGGGTGGGTGGATTCCTCAATGGGACGCCAACGCAGTATGTGCGCTTCAGCACCGCGGGTATGGAGCTGGTATCTCCCACGAAAGTCACGGTCAAGGCCCCTGCCATTACGTTGGATGGACCGGTGACGGCCACCAGCACCATCACCGCAGCCACTGAAGTCACCGCAGCCGGGATTGGTCTGACCAGTCACAAGCACATCGGCGTGACCACGGGCGGCGGCACCTCGGGAACTCCTGTCCCATGAAAACCCTTCCTCTCGATATTCCTAGCTGGGACGTGGTGCTGGATGGGTCCGGCAACCTCAACCTCACTGACCCTGACATGTCGATCGCCCAGGATGTGGCCTCCGCGGTGCGGACCTTCTTGGGTGAGTGCTGGTACAACGTCAATCTCGGCATGCCCTACTTCCAGACCATTCTCGGTCAGGCGCCGCCATCGTCACTGGTCCAGGCCAAGATCAAAGGCCAGGCGCTCACTATTGCGGGTGTGCTGACGGTCAAAACCATCGCCCTCAGCCTGAAAAACCGTACCCTTACCGGAACGATCGTGGTGACCTCCACGGACACGACTTCCCCTCTTGTGGTGAAATTCTGATGCCCACTAACGTCCCTTCCCTCGCCTTTACGCCCACAGGAGTCACGCTGCCCGACGAGCAGGACATCTTGAACGGTGCCCTGGCGGACATGAATACGGCGCTGGGGGGCGGCATGAGCCAGTCCCTATCATCCCCGCAGGGGCAGTGGGCTCAGTCCCTGACTGCCATCATCGGTGACAAGAACGACGACATCGCCGAGGTGGTGAATCAGGTCAATCCTGATACCGCCTCGGGACGCTATCAGGATGCCATTGGCCGTATCTACTTCCTCGATCGCATCGCGGCCTCCGGCACCGTCGTGACGGGAACCTGTGCTGGCCTCGTCGGAACCGTCATTCCCAACGGATCGCTGGCGCAGGACGTGAACGGCTACATCTACGCCTCTATTGGGGATGCCACGATTGGTGCCGGTGGAACTGTCAATGTCCAGTTCCAGTGCCAGACCATGGGGCCGATTGCCTGCCCTATCGGCACGATGAACGTCATCTACAAGGCCGTCATTGGCTGGGAGTCTGTCACCAACCTGACCGCAGGCACGCCGGGCGCCAATCAGGAGTCACGCGCGGATTTCGAGTATCGACGCAAGAACAGTGTGGCCGCCAATGCGGTGAACTCCGTCAATTCGATTCGCGCTGCCGTGCTGGCGGTTCCTAACGTGGTGGATGCCTACGTGGTGGATAACCCCACCGGGGCCACGGTAAACACAGGATCAACCAACTACCCCATCATTGCTCATTCGGTCTATGTGGCCGTATCTGGGGGCACGCCTGCGGCGATTGCGGCGGCTATCTGGAGTAAGAAGCCGGTGGGATGCGATTACAACGGCACCACGACGGCAACGGTTCAGGACACGCAGGCGGGAACGATTCCCTACCCCACCTATACTGTGAAGTGGGTGACGCCTACAGCTCTTCCGGTGTATTTCGTGGTGAACATAGTCAACAACACCAACCTGCCTGCCAACATTCAGGCACTTATCAAACAGGCCGTGATCGATGCCTTTAATGGTGCTGATGGTGGGACGCGTGCCCGCATCGGTTCCACGCTCTTTGCAGGCCGCTATTACTCGGGCGTAGCAGCTATTGATCCGAATGTTGAAGTGCTGTCAATCCTTCTGGGACCTGCGCCCTCGCCGTCTGGCACGTCTCTCGTCGCGGGCATTGACCAGCGCCCTACGGTTGACGCGACGCAGATCACGGTCAACCTCGTATGATCAACCCGCTTGCCACAGTCTTAGCGCAGTACGCGAACAGCCCGCGCATCGTTGCGTTGATCCAGGCATTCAACGCGTGGATTGACCCTTCCGTAGACATCGATACGTTCTACGATTACGTATGGAATGTGGACACGGCACAAGGGTTCGGCCTTGATATCTGGGGCGCCATCGTGGATGTGCCACGTAATCTCCAGATTGTCACGGCAGGCCAGTATTTCGGTTTCGATGAGGCCCTAACCGCTACTTCGCTGACACCTCAGCCGTTTGGGCAGGCTCCCTTCTGGAATGGACCGCCATCGTCAACCACTTACGCGCTGGGTGATGAGGCCTATCGCAAGCTCATCCTTGTCAAGGCCCTGGCGAACATCACGGATTGCACCGCTCGTAACCTCAACAAGCTTCTGGCGTTCCTCTTCGAAGGCGAGGGTCGCGCTTACGTCGTGGACACAGGTGGAATGACTTTCCGCTTCGTCTTCGAGTTCATCCTGTCAGACGTTGAGCGGTCCATCATGCTCAATTCAACGGCCATTCCAAGGCCTGCCGGCGTGCTTGCCCAGGTCATGACCGTAGACCCCGCCCATACCTTTGGCTTCAATGAGGCGGGCGGCCAGCCCTTCGGATCGGGCGTTTTCTTCACTCAATCGGGACTTCAAAATGCAAAGTAGCGGCATTCCTACCAACCGGGTCTCGATCCCGTTTGCCAATAGCGGCACGAAAAATACCATTCCCAATGCCTCGCAAATTGGCGTGACGCCTGGCGCGGCCTCCTATACGGATGGGTTTCCCCCGCTTACCTTCACCCCCATTGCAGCCGGTGGCGTACCTCCGTTCGGTGCAGACTTTAACGGCATATTGAATGCCCTTTCGGCCTGGGTGCTGTGGTTCACGGCGACCGGTTCCGCTGCACCGTGGAATTCAACCTACTCCACGGCCATTGGTGGCTACCCGAAGGGCGCGCGTATTCCGAAGGCAACCCTCGATGGTTTCTGGCTCAATACGGTGGAGAACAACACCACCAACCCAGATACAGGCGGCGCGGGATGGCTGGATGACAGCAGTGGTCGACTTATTAATGTCCAAGTCTTCACCAACAACGCGACCTATACCCAAACGCCCGGTACGAAATCGGTAGTGGTAGAGGTGCAGGGCGGCGGCGGTTCGGGTGGTGGAGCAGGAACAGCCTCGGCGGGTAACGTCTCGATCGGTGCAGGTGGTGGTGCTGGTGGTTACGCCATTGGCCGCCTTACCACTGGATTCAATGGGACGTCTGTCGTGGTAGGCGCTGGCGGCGCCAACTCATCTAGCAGTGGCAATGCGGGTGGTGCGTCGTCCTTTGGCACGATCAATGCGACGGGGGGCAATGGTGGTGGTCTGATCAGTAATTCATCGACCTATCCCGCCACGCTTACACCCGCCAATCCTGGGGTGGGTACGGGCGGCAATATCTACAACTCCAAGGGAGGCCAGGGCAGTCCGCCCATCGCCATGTCATCGAGCAACTTTTACAGCGGCACGGGTGGCGCCTCCAAGCTCGGAGCTGGCGGAGAATTCCAGACCGCTACCAGCAATGGTTCGGATGCCGTTTCTTACGGGTCAGGTGGCGGCGGTGCGAGTGTTGCGCCTTCGGGAACTGCAAAAGCATCCGGTGCGGGTCGTGCCGGTCTTGTCATCGTTTGGGAATACGCCTAATGAGCACTTACGCAATTATCGATACGTCGCACAACACCGTTGTCAACGTGGTGGAGTGGGATGGCGTGCCCTATACACCGGCAGTGCCGAGTGAGCCTGCCACCGACGATACGCCAGCAACGGAAGGCACACCAGCCACGGGCTGGTCTCCGCCTGATGGGCAGATTGCCGTCCTTCTGCCTGAAGGAAGTGAGGCGGGCATAGGTTGGAGCTATTCGAATGGGAGCTTTGCAGCGCCGCCTCTGCCTCCGCCCCCAGTTCGGACGCCCGAAGAAATACTGGCGACGAATACTGCCAAGCGAAACCAGCTCCTGGCCGCTGCCACTTTGGCTATCGCACCCCTTCAGGATGCCGATGATCTTGGTGAAGCAACAACAGAAGAAACGGCCATGCTGAAGGCGTGGAAGCAATTCCGTGTGGCTGTGAACCGTGTTGACCTTACCCAGACCGATCCGAGCTGGCCGCAGGCACCGCAGCCTGGATACGGTGCTGCCATGGCAAACCCTTCGGCTTAAACCACGGATGAGACGTCATGACGATTGACGATCGAGACGCACGACGTTCAGCGAGGGCCGCGGCATTGTCCGCGGCCTCTGCTCAATACCTCGCGGAGTTCTGCCGAACCCAGCCGCGTGCCATCTACATGGCGGCCTCCCTTGGGCTGGCAAATACGCCATCAGGTTCCGTGTACGAAGCCCTCGATGGGAACGATATCGCTGTCTATCGGAATGACAACGGCGTTGCGACGTTCATCAGCCGTCGCCTTTCGGATGATGACCTTGATACGGCCATGGCAGCCCTTGCCTCGGCTACCTCAGGCATGGCGACGCTAAAGGATTCCGTGCTACTGGCACGCACTGCCTCCAACGCAGCATCTGATCAGGCCAGCCAAGCCATCGCACTGGCGAACTCAGCCACCAGCACAGCCACGACCGGTCCAGTGGCATTCGCGCGCATCGCAGGTTGGCCGCAAACCATGTCCACCTTCGCCAACCTTTCTGGTTCGGGACTGGTGAATGTGCAGTCAGGCGTGGCGACCTTGCTTGCCCTGGCGAGCAGCACGGACATTGCCGTCACCACATCACCGGATGGCACCAGCAAGGCCTTCGCCTTGACGCCTACTGGCGTGGTCGCTGGAGCTTACGGTGGTGCTGCCCAGGTTCCCGTACTGACCGTGGACGCCAACGGCCGCATTACAGCAATCAACACCGCCTCAGTGCTTCAGGCTGCCTTCGCCAACGGTACAGGCGTACTGGTGACCTATGACGGACCGTCAAATACCTACACGATTTCGGTACCGATCCTTTCGACCAAGGCCGCCAACCTGATTTTAGCGGGTCCTGCATCGGGCACTTCCGCGTTACCGGGATTCCGTAGCCTTGTCGCCGCGGACCTTCCATCCGTCGTGGAATTCCCCCTGCTCTCTTCCGACCCTTCGCCCAAGGCCAATACGGTGCTGGGCTATATGTCGGCCACGACACAGCGCCTGACGCTGATGTACCCCGATGGCACCAAGACCGAGCTGGGAGGCACATAATGGCACAGGCCGTCAATGTCCTATCGCGTACCGCCACGGTCAACACGACCGATGCCACGGCGACGACGATTTTCACCTACACGATTCCCAACGCGTCAGCGGTCTTCGTCAGGGCTATCGTCATCGCCAAGACCGCGGACGGCGCCTCGTCTTACAGTGAGGAATTCACCGCGGGCGTGAATCAATCCACAGGTACAGCCGTATTGAATGGCGTGAAGTCCCTAGCAGGCTTTCTCTCGTCAGTGCTTGGCACGCTGCTTGGCCTAGGCTCGCCAACCGCCACCATCACTGTGTCGGGTTCCACGGTGCGCGTGGTGGTGACGGGCAAGGCATCTACTTCGCTTCAGTGGCAGACTCACGTTCAGATCTACCTCTGCTGATCAACCCTTGTCGATGCAGGCCATGATGGCAGCGCGAGCAATCGCCGAGCCCGGTTGCATCGGCAGGTAGTCGCCATGGAAGTTGGCACTACGGACCTGGCTGATGTACTCCAGCGTGGCCGGGTTGATATTGATGGCACTGATGAGCCCCGCCTCGTCATCCGGCAGGCCGTTTCGGCAGGTAATCTGCACATCGATGAAGGTCAGTAGCGAGTAGCCCTTAGTTAGGCTGCGCTGCGCTCGCTTGACGGTGACCACGTAGCCCACCGGTAGCTCATTGGCTGTGTACCAGTAATCCGACCGGTCATCCGAGCCCAGCGGCTTCCAGTTGAGCGCCTTGGGGCCAGGGTTGTAGGCAGCCACTTCCTTCGGGGTCATGGCAAATATCGACGGGGCAATCAGGAGCAGAATAAGGAAGAGGTATTTCATGGCGGTTCCTTGTATGGGCTATCGAATGAAGGCCCTCCCCGCTATCCTACGTTCCGACGCTGGATTGGGCTCTAGCGTCATGTCACCGCCGTGATGGCGATGACGCTGGCGGTGTCAGGCGGGGAGGTCTGCCTGGCGCCGCTGGCACCTTACGTTAGGCGGACTTTAAGCCACAGGTTGTGACAAGTCAACTCACGAAATCCTATCCTCGGCTCTTAATCACATCGTCAAGCATGCGCTTGCCTACGATGTAGCAAAGCGTATTTAGGTAAGCCTCAATCTCATCCTTATTGCGAGACCGTTCAATGGTCTGGATTACCTTTTCCAGGGCTTCGTCACTATGCGACGGAATCATTTCGGCGACATTATTTAGGTCCATTGGAACCCTCCAAAAGGTCTAGTTGGTCCGTAGGCTTGCCGTAAAGGGGCATGGCACCCCTGACCGACAGCCTGGCACGGTTGATCAGGTCCATCTTCTCGGCCTCATACCGCCAGCGGCGCTTCTCGATGCTCCACCAGCGATAGGTGATCACCCTTCCCTCGTCCGTGGCGCAGATGCCCAGGACGTGGCACAGGCGATCCTTGTAGATGTAGCGGAAACGCTGGCCGACTTTGAGCGAGACTTTGCGTTTCATCACCGCTCCACGAAGGTGATGTACTTTCGATCGATGAGCTGGCCGAACCAGCCGTACTTAACGACGCAATGCCAGCGCCCTACCACGCGATGAGTTTGCGCTCCACATTTCGGGCAAACCTCGCGTAGGTCGATGGGATGCTGAGCCGTCCAGCCACACTTTTCCTTGCACGATGTGTAGCGGTTGTAGCTGCCAACTTCGGATTCGATCTTCATGCCAGCGCCCTTTCATAATCGCGCATGATCGCCACCACACGGCGGCAATCGTCTACATCGAACCACGCCATATGGCAGGCCTCCAGCGGCAAGCCCATTTCCTCGGACAGCCACACGTAGGCCTGGTCGCGGGTCATGATGCCGAACTTCCAGATGTCATCGAATGCCTCATGGGCTTCATGCTTGGCCGCGCGGAGTTCCGCATTTGCCAGCCTTCCCATCGGCTCAAGCTTTGGTGAGTCCGCGTGGACTTCGATCCAGGCGTTGCATTCGAAGCACGCCCAGACCACGCCAGCACATCGCGCCTTGACCGTGTAGCCGTTCGCCAGCCATGCGGGCTTACCGCAGTAGTCACACAGCGGTTCGGTGACACCTGGCGGTGGGACAAGAACGGACATCACTTATTGCAACCTATGGGGCGGAGAACGTGGCATTGCGGCAGGCGTTCCAACCGCGCTCGTAAGCTTCAGATTCAGCCCTTTTGATGCGTTCCTCAGTCCCGACCGGCTTGGCGGCTTCCTGTGCGGCAGGGTGGGTGTATGCGTACTCAATCCCACGGCCGTTGCGGTGGGAAATAGCCACCATATCGGCATCCGGCTTTCCGTCCATCCACTGCGATTTGTAGTCGCCTTCAAACAGCCAGCGAAACGCGCAGATTTCTCCCTTCGCCTCTCGCGAGGTGAGGTGTGCGATCATCAAGTCCATAACATCTAGCGCAAAGTTGATCTTCTGCTGCGCTACAGGACTTGTAGTTGCAAATCCATACGTTTCCTCAAGGCACGACTTTGCCTCAAGTATTGATTCCAGCGTCATTGTACTCATGCCAATTCCTTGATCAGTTCGTTTTGGTATTCCAGAAGTGCATCATCTGTCCCAAAGGTCTCTATGAACTTCCGCTTGTGATGAGCCCATGTGGGCCCGCAATGCTGTTCCATGTAAGGCACTGAATAGCCCATGGGGTCTGCCCGGTGATGCCAAGCACAGAGACCGATCGTGAAATCATGACCGCGGCGCTTGCGACCTGGCTGGCTACACACGTTCAGATGGTGAACCTCAGCTTGCACGTAGCCCATATCAAGCTTCCGGCAGACAATGCACCCAATCGCAACAATCGCCTCAAACCGCTTCACCTGAGCCTTCGTGGGCTTTCCCGTGCTACGGCCACCCTTTAGCTTCGTGGTGGACTTCAGCGTGGACTTGGCAGCTAACGGTGTCTTGCGTGCCAGCATGGTTCGCTTCACCGACCCACCGCCTTATCCAGAAGATTCACCATGCAGGTCACAATCGCCATGATGGCCGCACAGCCCACGATCAGAACGACGCAGTTCAGGGCCAGATCCCCGATGGTGCGAACGAAGCTCTGGCCGATCAGGCGCGAATGCCACTTGCGATAGGCGTACTTCATCCACAGGCGGCGATCTTCCTGACGTATTAGCAAATCCTGATGGTCATAGACACGCTCGGCCTGGACACGGCGGACATTGGCACGGGTGCTGAAGAACATGGTCATTTCCTTAATCGTCAGTGATCACATCAAGTGAATTTCCGCTGTCGTCGAATGCCTTACCTATATCTTCATCGGTAGGTAAAGGTGGTGGATATCCAAAACCTGCATAGCCACCTTCTTTACGGCACGCTTTGCATTCCCACATTGGCCTTCCTGTCCAATGGGTTACCCGAGCCCATGTATGTATATGCTGGATTAACATGTCATTCCTCGAAAGGTATAAACACAGGAGCTTTGTTGCCCACCATCAGATCGAACAGCTTGCGAAGCATCGACCGCTTGCGCCAGGCCAAGACCTTGGCGCTGTGACGTTCGTAGTACCGATGTACGGCCAGATCCTTGTCAGGTTTCATGAGCGGGATCAGGGACAGCTCGTTTCGGGTCAGTCGAGGCACAGGTCGTGGCCGGTGATGAGGTTCATGCGATGCTCCCCATCCGGAAGCGCAGCGGCGGCATCGGAATGCCCCACTTATCGACCGGCTCATCGAGCATGCCGAACTTGAAAGCACCTGCGCCAAGCTTCTGGAAGCCGTCGATGGCGCCGCACGCCTCATGCTCTTTGCATGCTTCGCGGATGTAGCAGGCCTGCATGCCAAGCATGCCGCCGCTGATCCGATTCAACTGAAAGAAGAACTCCGCCTGCTCGTAGCTCGACAGGTTCCAGAAGGCTTCCGCGATCTGCTCGGGCGATAGCTCTGCTTGGGCGGTTACCGTGACGTTGGCTGACATCTTCGTCTCCCTGCCGGGGTGTCCGGCTGTGTGGAAGGATTACACCACAGCACGATACACAATGCAACAGGTTGTGACAAAGAAAAGGCCCCAATTAAGGGGCCTGATCCTCACCTTATTGCCTAGGCCGGTCAGTCGATGGTGCGAGCCACCTTCTTGACGGGCGGCTTTTTGTTGACCGGCTTAGGCTTGACAGGGGTTTCGGCCTTGGGCTCCAGCCATGACGGCACCTCTTCGGTACGGCCGGACAGGTAGTCCAGCGTGGCGTCATAGTCCGCATCGGACATGGTATTCAGCTCGTCCTCGGTATGACCGCCAAAGCCGCGCTGGTCGAGAAGGCGCACGAGGTGATCCAGCTCGTACTTCTCATCGGCGTTGCGCAACAGCAGCTCATGGGTGGCCGGGAAGGCGTTGGTTTCGACCGCCATCACCTTGCCGCCCTCGGTGGTCACGGCCTTGCCTGTGTCCATGGCTTCCGCGATCGCCGCGGCGTTGGCGGCGTTCTGTGCCGCTTCGTCGTTCACGAAGTCATCCTGCGGATTGAATTCGCGCGGCTTGCTGGTCTCGCCCGTGGCAGGCGGCGGCGTCAGGGACAGGAGGATGTCCTGCTGGATGTGCTCGCATAGGGCGCCGATGGTCTCGCCGTCCGCCTGGGCACGGATGCGGAAGGTCAGGGCCACGCTGCCGCCGTCCTTCGGCACGAACAGGAACTTGTCAACGATCGCCGAGATGATGTCCATGTCCATGCTGCCGTACAGCGTGGAGACGTTGGCCTTGTAGCCTTCGAACTTCTCAGACCACTTGATGGCCTCCAGCTTGGAGAAGGTTGGATGGACGGCGGGATCGTCTTTAAGGAGGTTGCCCTGGGCTCCGCCATCCTTCGTGTACAGCGCATCGCGCAGGCGCGGGTGGAATTCGTCCAACTGCCGGTGCGACATAATAACGGCGATTTTCAGGTCCATCGCCAGCTCGCGGTCTTCCCCGTGGATTTCCGAACGGGGATTGACGTGCACCAACGTGCACGGCTTCTTGTCGAGGGTGAACATCATGCGGCCTCTTCCTTCTTGGTGGATTTGCGGGAACGGTTGGACCAGGTACGGCCCTTCCATATGTTGCGGATCGCCTGAGAGTCCACGCCGTATTTCTCGGCCAACAGGCTCGCCGTGTACTTGGTGCGGTTCTTGCCTTGACGCTTGATTTCCGCCACGTCGCTGTAGGTCAACGTGGCGCTGATGCCTGCCTGCTGGGAGTGTTGGATGCTGACATGGCATCGCAGGTGCTGCGGGTTTGCGCAGGCGCGATTACCGCATGAGGTCCCGATCACCGCACCTACAGGGATGGTGCCAAACAGGCATCGCCAGACGTACCGCTGGCAGGTCATGTCCTCGCCGTCGATGGTCTTCCGGCCGTAGCCATTGGCATCGATAGCACCCAGCCAGGGCCAGCATGGAGACGTGGTATCGATGGGCACCTTGACCAGCGGCTTTAACGTGCTTCCGGTTGCGTGGCCCATCAGTCCTCCGAAGGGTTCGTGGCCTGGCAGTAGTCATCCCAATCCGCAGGACAACCACACACAGGGCACTTCCACGAGGCATCCGGCGAGCGAAGCTGCGCCAGATATTCCTGTTCCACGAGGAACATCAGGCCGTGACCAAGAAAACCAACAGAGGGATCACCTTGGCAGATCACGGCCCACGACGTGGGATCGCCTGCGTTATCTCGTGCCACGGTCTTCGTCCAGTTCGGCAATGCGTTTAACGAAATCGTTAATGATGTTTTCCTGCACCTTCCGATCGGCAACAACAAGCGCCATCGCGGCTTTCAGGTAATCCGTAATGGCCTGATATTGCCCGTCTCTCCTAACGTATTCCGGACTTACTGTCCCAATGCTTTGTGCACCGAACTCAGGTCCAAAATGACAGCCTGTATTGTCACATTCTCCGATGACTATCCGAGCATAGAAGTAACGCTTCATATCATTCATGCTTATTCTCCCAGCCAGATCGATACACCGCCCTCAATCAGGGCTTCAGCAGGATCGCTCTTGAGGGTTCCCATCATCACCGTCTGTACGTCCTCTTCCTCGCTGAAGAAATCGAGGATGGCGCCACGATCGGACGGCTGGATCACATCGAACTCATCAACCAGCAGGAAGTTCACCTGGGACACCACGGCGATGGCATAGGCCATGGCGACTTCCATGCGCCACTGCTCGGACTTGCTGGCAAGCGGATACGGCACGCCGCGGTAATACAGCGTCATGTCACCCCCCGAAAGGGTGAGTTCATCCGGGTCGAGGCCGTAGGCGTTCGTGGCGATGTAGGTGATGGCATCGCGGATGGGGTCAAGCGCCTTCGCCATGTACTTGGCCGGGGCGTCGTGAAGGGCTTCCTCAAGGCGCTTGAACGCCTGCACATCCTCGTGAGCTGCCATCACCTTGGCTTCGTCACTCTTCGCGCGGTCAAAGTCGGCCTTGTCCTGTCGAAGCTGCATCACTTCAGCCTCGGCCTTGAAGATGGCCTCGGACAGATCCGACACGCGGATTCCAGCGTTGTGCAACTCGTCCTTGCCAGGCCGCGGCTCAAGGTCTTCCTGTACGGCAAGGATGGCCTGAAGTCGGTGAAGATTAGCCTTTGCCGCATCCAGCTTGACCGTCTGCTCTTTGCCCAGCCGGTTCAGTTCCGCGATGCGGTTGGCATTGGCCTGCGAGCGACGCTTCGTCTTCATGGACGAAGCATCAATAAGTTCACCATCCTGCATAGCCAGCATCGCATTGCAGCACGGACATGCGTAGACCGTTTCGTCAGCGCCAGCCTGATCCTCGATCGCCTGAAGCTCGTCCCGCTCGCGGCGCAGTTCCGCCACCAGACGATCGAGACGCTGCATCTCTTCGAAAGCATCATTGATGCCCTCGGCTTCCTTGGCGCGACCTTCTGCGGCGACATGGGCGGCTTCAAGGCCCTGCATCTGAGCCAGGGCTGCACGGGCGTCCGTCTGCTGGCGTCGCAGGTCTTCGATGATGCGCAGGGCTTCGGTCAGGCCTGCCTCGTCCACCACGGCGACTACAGGCGCTTTCCACGCACCGCCCTTCTGATCACCGTAGGTCTCGCCTATTATCGACTTCCAGACGCCGCGGGCTTCCGTCGCGCCCTTTCCCGCTTCCTTCTCCGGCAGATCAAAGCCCGTCGCCAGCAGGGAACGGATGCGCTCCACGCGCTTGGGATCGTGCCCATCTGCAATCAGGTCATCAGCGATCATCTGCGGGTTGAGCTTCACGCCCGCGGCCTGACGAAGCGCGGTACGGCGTGCGGACTCATCCAGCGCCACGGAGGGAAACAGCGTGGGGTCCAGAAGGAACTTGAGCGACGGCGAGGCAGCATCCGCAGGCGAGGCATGCTTGCCGTTCGCCAGGTTGAGTTCGTAGATGCCCGATTCGGCGGTCAGGCTGACCTTGCCCTGAGCCGCACCGAGGCGGACTAGCTTGGACAATTCGTTCTTCTTGGAAAGGCCGCGCACCGGTTCACCCGTCAGGGCGGCACGGATACCGTGGGCTACGGCGGACTTACCGGCGCCGTTGGGGCCGCAGACCAGCACGAGGTGGGCATCGTTGGCGATATCGAGCTTGGCCGTGGAATGGGCCAGGAAGTTGGTTAGCTGGATGGACTGAAGGCGCATGGAGGTCATTTCCTTAATCGATGGTCCGCGTGCGGGCGGCACGGGCGGGCTTGGCATCTTCCGGCTGCTCGGTCGTGGCCGATTCAGTGGGCTCCGGTTCGTTACCTTCGGCGGCCTTGTTGCCACTTTCGGTGGCGTGACTATCCCCCTGTGCCTGCACCTTGTCAAGCTTTTCGTTCAGGGTCTTGGCCCCGGCCTTGGGAATCTCAGGGAACTGTTCCTCCACGGTCGTGTTTTCCTCCTTGATCGCCACAATCATGGCGCGCAGCGTCGCCAGAATGCCTAGGCTGATTTCCTCTTCGCCCTGAATGCCCAGCGCTGAGAACACCCGTTCCGGGGTCACGCCCATCTGGCCCAGGTGCAGCATGGCGGCTTCGCGACGGCTGGAAAGCGTCTTGACGTTGCCCAGCAGAACGCGCTCCGCCTCGTCATAGATCGGTTGCCAGAACACGCGCGGGATGCCCTTGAGGATGGCGTTACGCATGGCGATCGAGCCCGCGGCGTTGCCGGTCACGGCGATCATGTCGTCCTTGAACGTCTTGCCGGACTTGTCGGCGATGTTGCGCTCAATCTCAACGGTGACGGCGATGTTTCGCTCAAGGTCGTGGAAGACACCCTGCGAGGTGACGCGCTTACGTGATTCCGCCACCACACGCGAGCCATAGCGGGCGTTACCCCACTGGCTGGCAATGATTTCTGCGAAGCGCGCCGATGGTCCCTTGATCATCTTGCCGCCGCGGGGCAGCGCGTAGATGCAGGACTCCGCGATACCCTCGTCCATGGAAACAAGGCCCTTGGTCGCTTCCACGAACTTGGACAGCGACCGCGGGTACTTCTTGGCGGTGGCAATCTGCTGGTCGATTTCGGCGCCCTGGATCACAGCCAGGTTGCCCGCGGGGGCATCGGCCATGATCATTTCGCCGGTTTCTTCGTCAATCGTCACGTTGCGTGTCATCGTTGGCCTCTGGGAATTCGTAATGGACGGAAGCGCCAGCTTCGCGCGGGTAACAGGTCAGAACTTGATCGTGGTTCACAAGGCCTTGGCAAATGCGCTTCAAGCGGTAGGCCTTATTTTCTGGCGAACGATCTTCAAATGCTGCGACTACAACACCCAAATTGAGAAGTGACATACCTCGTTCTATCGACCTTCGAAGCATTCCTTCCGGGTCGTAAAGCATGGACTTCGCCATGACATGCTGCGTAGGGAAAAGAATCTCCACGATAGTTCGCTTGATCACTTCCTTACCCTCGAAAGGCGCGTCGGCGCGGCGAAGGTCAGCGGTGGGAACTCGGGTTCCAGATCATCGCCCAGCGATTCCCCCTGGGACAGCACGTAATCCGGCGCCGCGATGGGAAGGATATCGGTCCCAAGGAAGGGATAGAGACCCTTGTCCTCGGCCTCGCGAAGAATGGTGAGTTGGCGCTCAAACACAGCCTCGCCAGCCATGCGCGTGGCGGGATCGAGTTCGTACACCACGCAGTCATAGGGTGGCTCTTTCTCCACCACGGGGAAGACGAAGTGGTCAAAGTCCAGATCGCAGGTGCGGAATATCCACGAGTAGAACGGATCTTGGACGTAGTAGCGGCGCTCGCCAATGGCCTTGCGAAAGCCGCGAATCGAGGCGTCCAGTGCAGACTTCAGGTCCAGCCCTACCGGCAGGACTTCGGAGACGAAATCCGCCCTTCCCTTGACCCTCAAGCCGGTCCGGTGATGGGTCGCTACCGCGGACACTTCCGCCCGGCCATGGGCCATGAGCGCGGCCACACGCGGATGCCGACGCAACGAATCCGCCATGCCCGTCAGCTTGACGTATTCCTCTTGCCAGAAAGGCGTCAGGCCCTGAGCCTTCTTCTCGGCATGCCACGCCAGGCGCATGGCCTTGTCCGCGTTGCTACGCCCCGTGGGCAGCGAGGCGGGCACCACGACGAACTGGCGCGAGAACAGGTGAGGTTCCAGCACCATCACATGGAACATCGAGCCCAGGCGCAGGGCATCGGATTCCTTCTCAGTCACCGGCTCGGTCAGGTGATGGCGGAACTTCGAAAGTGACCGCGCCGCCACGTCCAGCATGGACTTGGAAATAAGCGCCTTGGTGTTGTGGTACAGCGTGGCGTCGAGGTTGTAGACGACGCCGCATCCCGGCGCATCCGGGCCATCGAAATAGGGGCGTGCCCAGGCGGGCAGCGGCAGTTCGGCAAGCATGAGGTCAGTTCCTTGCGATCAACCCGTGGGCTTCGGGCGTAAGGCATCGTGCCACGGACGAGAAATTATCGCAACAGATATTGCCTGTTGACCCACAAACGGCTACGGTACTCACCAATAGCCCAAGCCCACGAGGTTCCCTGTAATGCGAAAGTCCCTTGCTATCTCCGGCATGAATCTGGAAGAGCCGCGAGTCCGTGCCCTGCATGACGCCATCGCCCTGTGCGGCGGTATCACCAGCGCTTCGGACCTTATCGGCGTCCACAAGATGCACCTCTACCGCTGCCTTCAGCAGACCACGGAGCTGGCCCCGGAACACGCCCGTGTGCTGTGCAAGGCAGGCGGTCACCGCATCAAGATCGATGAAATCTGCCCTGAGGCCTACAGCAAGCTCAGCCAGAAGGAACTCGGGTACACTGTGCGGAAATAAAAAACCCCCGGCCTGTGCAAGGGCCGAGGGTTGAACAGTAAGGCGCTGTGGTAGCAGCGCATTCCCGCTAGGCCGGATTGTACCGGCATAAGGCGGCAATGCAAGGTTGCCGTGGCGCTCCATTCAGGAGTGCAGTATGCGAATGATCTTCAAGATTCAGAGGGCTCTTGCCCATTTCGGTAGTGGCGAAGCGCTTGACCTGTTGACTAGTAGCGATGGCTCGGTTTGTCAGCAAGTCCCTCAAGATTGGTTTGATGACCTTTTTTCGACAGGTCAAGCAAAGGTTTATTTCGAGGGTGACGTTCTTCCCAATGGGAATATCACGCTGCGGCGTACTCTGAATAATCAGAGCTGGTGACCATATGAGCTTTGCCCATATGGCCTGGGCCATGCGTGATGCTCAGGTAGAAACCTCTACGCAACGGCTTGTGTTGATTGCCTTAGCAGACAGCATTCGCTCGCCGAAGTCCTATTGCTGGGTATCTCAGCAAACCTTGGCTAGCGCCGTGAAGCTGAACGTGGACACGGTAGGACGGACCATCAAGCGGCTTGCCGAGCTTGGCCTGGTTCGAATTGAGACACGGACGAAGAAGGATGGAAGCCGGGATACGAATTACTACCACCTTCCGACCATCGAACTAAAGGCCTCATTCAAGAATGAAGAGCCTCCAAGGACATCAGATACCCCCCCCGCACAGAGTCGGATGGGGGATGAAGACCATCCGACTTTGAGTCGGGTACCCCCCCGCACAGAGTCGGAGGAACCTATACACAAAAGCAACCTACAAAGAGCTACCCCCTATAAGCCCCCCAAGGGGGGCGGGTTGGCACTGGTAGCTGAGCCTGGCAAAGAGACCTATTCCGAGGGCTTCGAACGGTTCTGGAAGGTATTCCCTAGTCAACGCAAGGGGTCAAAGGCGGATGCCTTCAAGGTCTGGCAACGGTCAAAACTGGAACAACACACGGAATTCATCGTCCAAGACGTTGAATCTAAAGTAGAATCACATCGAAAGTGGCTCGATGGCTACGCGCCAGCGGCTACCACCTACCTCAACAAGCGCGGTTGGACCGAAGACCTAGAGACCACCGGAAGCCAAGGCCATGCTAAAGAAACTCCCTTTGAGCGAACCCAGCGCCTACAGCGCGAATCGCGGGAAGACCTTATCGAACGCGCACGGAACGCGCGGTTCGATTTCTGAGGCGCCCATCAACACGGTACGGCACCAGGCGCTCATGCAGCTTTTGTGGGAACGCATGACGGCGATGTTCTCGGAACAGTTCGCCACGCGCTACGGTGCCCTTCCCTACCACCCTCGCGGCACGATCGAGGAAGGCACCTACACGCCCGCAGGACGTGAATGGGCAGAGGCCCTTGTCGGCATCCCTCCGGCGATGATCGGCGAGGCGCTGAACCGCGTGCGTGACGGTGGATTCAAGTTTCCGCCGAGCCTGCCGGAGTTCAAGGCGCTTTGCTATGACTTCCCGTCGATCGAGCACTGCAAGGATTACCTGCTTGGCCGGGGCGTCGATCCTACTCCGTTTGCCCTGGCGGTATCCCGCAAGATCGACCGGTGGGAGTTCCGTAATGCCGATGTGATCCGCGCTGAGCGCTTGCTCAAGAACGCCTATGAGCTGGTGCGGATGGAGACCATGCGAGGCGATCCGCTGCCCGAAGTTCCCAAGGCGATTGCTCAGGAAAAACGCGAGCGTGAGCCAGCCAAGGCTGAAACGGTGGCCGCTTCAATCGCGAAGATCCACGAGGCCTTGCGCCTCAACCCGGACGGCTCGCCCATAGAGCCGGAAGTCATCGAAACCAAGGAATGACCATGCAAACAAAGACCTCCGAAATGTTCGACCAGTGGTACGTCGAGAATTCCTTCGACTACGAAAAAAATCCCATTGGAAGCCGGGAATACGTGATCCAAAAGGATGCTTGGCTGGCAGCGATCCAAAGCTATTCACCCACTGCCGAGTATGAAATCAAGTACGCCTACCTGATGCAGGCACTTGGTGCGGAAAGCCATGAACATGCCTTGGCGGTGATCGCCGATATCCGTACCGCGGCCGTCCTGATGGCGAAGGCCCAGGCCAAGCGAAACGCACGTGCGCAGCGCAACTTGGGAGCAAAGTCATGAGCGAGCGCAAGCTAACCCCCATCGAGGTGGAGGCCGAGAACGACGCCAGCGACTTGCTGCAATGGCACGACAAGGCCACGCCTGAGGAAAAGCTTGGTCCTGTACCGCTTGAGGCCATGCGCGCTGCCGCACAGCTTCGCCGCATGAGCGCCACCATTGAGCGCCTACAGCGGGACCTTGCCACGGAAAGGCGGTTACACCGGTATACGGAGAAGCGTGCGGAGACATTGAAGGTGGAGCGAGACGTAGCTAGGCGGGAGCGGGATGCGCGCTTGACCGGCCCGGATCACATTTCGATTGACCCTCGATACATCGGCGCCACGAGCATTATCAAATGATCCGCCAGTCGTCGCGAAGCAATCATGGACTGACGTTGATCGTCTACGGCATACCTGGCCCCCAGGGCAGTAAGAAGGCTGTGGGTACTAGCAAGAAGGGCTTTACCCTCATGGTCGAGTCATCCAAGAAGGTCAAGCCATGGCGCAAGGAAGTCGATCGTGTGGCACGGGAAGCTATGCTCACCCATGATCGCATGGATGGACCGCTACGGATCTTCATGACCTTCACGCTACCCAAGGGGGCCACCGTGAAGCGTTCGCATCCCTCGGTGACCCCGGACCTGTCCAAGCTGGTCCGCGCCACGGAGGATGCCCTGACGACGGCGGGTGTGTGGAAGGATGATGCCCTTGTGGTCGAATGCGTGTCCGCCAAGCGATACCCAAGCCACGGCCCGGATGCCCTTGACCGGCCTGGCGTGAAGATCCGTATCGAGCCCATCACGGACGGCCTTCTGATCTAGCAACAAAAGTGTTGACAGGTAACAAATGGTGGCGTAGATTCACCACCACACCAGCCGCCCAAGGCTGAAGACCTCCCAAGGAAAACGCCATGTCCCGTGAATCGATCTACGATCGCGTCATCAATCCCGGCCCGCAGCGTAGCGGCAAACTTTTCATGACCGGCATCGACCTGGCGGAAGACACCATCGCCCGCCACATACGAAAGGGCGAACTCCTGAACGATCAGGCGTGGATGGAAGAAGCCTTCTATGCCCTGCGCATGGAAGAAGTCACCAAGGCCATGGCGGAGCTGATCGACAACCCGAAATCCGATGTCATCTACCGCCTTCTGGAAGCGCAGGCTGACGCGCAGTGCGGCTTGTCCGCCGCGGTCTAAGCTTCCACTGCTCCATCACGACCGGCTGAGTCGCGCAGCCTTGGCCGGTTGAACCTCGCTGCGCATCATTCAAGGGGTATATCCATGTTCAAGTCCATCTTCACCGCCGCCCTGCTGGTTGCCACGGGTTCGGCTTTCGCTCACAACTACGGCGCTGCCGCCACGGCTCAGCTTGGCGGTGCCATTGGCTCGGCTTCGTCCAGTAGCGCCACCACGGGTGGTTCGCAGTTCGGAGTAACCATCAATGCCAACGGTAAGGCTGATGGTTATGCCGAATCGACCGGTGGTGGCACGGCACTGGCTGGCGTGAAGTTCACCAGCAACGATGTGAAGACCACCACGGCCAACACCAGCTATGCCACTGGTGATGCCAAGTCCAACATCAAGGGCAGCGCTACCGGCACCGGTTCCGCGGCTCAGGGTACGGATACGGCCAGCAACGCCAGCGCCGGCATGGTCAAGTTCGGAGTGTTTGGTAGCTTCGGCGTCCACTGAAAAGCCTGATGTTTTACCCTGGCGGCATCGTGTCGCCAGGGTTTCCAATCAAACAGGGAAAACCTCATGATCCGCATCCTTTCCGCCGTCGCCTTTATCCTCATCGCCCCGGCCAGCTTTGCTCAGGTCACCAGCACCTCATCCACGCAGGTCCAGACCGGCAGCTCCGCAGGCGCAGTCAATAGCGGCGTCACGAACAGCAATGTGTTCGAAGGCACCGATCACATGAAATACGATTACGGTCACCAGCGCGTGGAGCAGGTAGCTCCCCTGGCCCTTGGTGGCGCAGCGGCTGGATTCAGCAACGAGAACTGTGCTAACACCACGCAGAAAGGTATCGCTATCATGTGGGGCAGCGCCGCATCCGGTAGCGCCACAGAGTCGCCGCAGTGCAACGCTCGTCGTGATGCAGGCGTGTATATCGCACAGGCCGACGATGCCAAGAACAACGGCGCACCGAAGGCGGCCAGCGGGCTTCGTGGCATGTCATGGTGGGCAAAGTGCAACGCGACGCCCAAGGAACTCGAACAGTGCAAGCGTCTCGGTCTTGTCGATAAGGACGGAAATGCGATCTTCGCACCCATGGCATCGATCCCAAGCCGCGAGGAAGGCACGTATTGGCAGGACGGGCGGCAGGTAGACATGCGCGGCGTTCCGGTGGATGGCGGTAGTAACGTCCGTCACAACCCGTAAGGAGCCAACCCATGACTAACCAGGCGCGGAGGTTTACGGCGGCACAGCTTGAGTTAATGGCATCTTGTGTTCTTCAGCGATACAAAGGTGCCGTAGACAATCAGCTAGACGATTCAGTGATTCACGCACTCCGCCAAGCAGCCTCCACCGAGGCACAGGTTGCGGGGTTGGTTGAGGCTTTGGAAGACGTCCTTAAGTTCTCTAACGATCCAGCAGTCATTCGTATGACCCGCGAAGCCCTATCCAAGTTCAGAGGGGAAGATCATGCTGACTCGTGACGAAACAATCGCTCGACTCGCGACCATATTTCAGATCACCGATGACGAGTACATCGAGCATGGCGCGTATGCAGCCGCCTTCTATCTACGTGGAAGTGTGCCTAAGCTCGACGTAGCGCCGCTGGTTGAGGCTGTCCGCGCTTACGAATCCGAGTGCGCGAATCCTGTCATGGACCCCGTACTTAAGCGGAAGCGCCGTGAAGCCATGTTCGCCGCCCTCACCACCATCGACGCGCAAGAGAGGGGCGTATGAAGCCGGATTGGAAGGATGCGCCGCCAGACGCGAGGTATCTGGCGATGGACGAGAACGGCGATTGGTGGTGGTACACCGATGTTCCATCCTTTGACGTTCATACAGGCAACTGGTCACTTCCGTCGCTTATCCATGACTCTGCGTACCCTGCATACCAGCCAGACGTCATACCAAGCGAATCGCTAGAACATCGCCCATCCACCACAACGCCTGGGCGGGAGGGGAAATGAAGACGTACATAGTTGAAGTTCCATTCCGTGGCACGGAATTCCATGAAATTGAAGCAAATTCAAAAGCGGAAGCACTGCGCCTAATTGATGAAGTCGGAGAGGGAATTTTCATCGATTGGAGGGCAGATATTCGATATCTGGCTCGTAACGCTAGGCTAATTTCTGAGGCCAGTCCATGACCACAACCCCCGAGCGGTATACGGCTGATCCTTTGGTAGATGAAGGCTTGTGGATGTTCGAACGAGCTGGGGATGATGGCGATAAGCTTTACGTCAAAGCTATACGCTCCCGCCTGCAATCCCTAGAGGCGGAGAATGCGCGGTTGCGGGAGGCTTTGACCGCCATCGATGTGATGGCATGTGTTGACAGATCGCATCCGGTGATTTCGACCATCGCCCGCAACGCCCTAAAGGAGGATTGATTGTGACCCTATCGACGGAATCGCTGCTTATCAGCCTGCGCACGGATTACAAGGTGCTTGAGGCTGAGAATCAGGGCCTTCAATACGACTTAGACACGTTGCATGGTGAGTTCGATCACCTAACCGACGCCTATGAGGAACTTAAGGAGAAGCATGCTCGTCTTAGCCAGAGGTACGTTGATAAGTGCGAGTCTTACAACGAACTCACCGCCGAGCTAGCCGAGTGCAGGGCGGATGCTGAAAGGTATCGGTGGCTTCGTGATAACTGCAAGCCAGGATATAGCAAAGCAGTGACTCCGCATGCTGTCATTAAGGTGTGCGTAGGCGAATCCCGCGATGGAATCGGCTGGTTCGACATCATCGGTCCCAAGGCAAAGGTAGGAATCGTGACGCTTGACCAGGCCATCGACGCAGTAAGGAGTAAGGGATGAGCATCGAAAAGATGACGCTTGAGCAGGTTGTGGACGCGCTGCGTAACAGTCCGAACTATGCAAACCTGTGGTCACGTCGATTGGCCGACGCCATCGATGCCCACCTCACCTCGCGAGAGGTGAAGGGGGAACTCGTGGTGCTGCCGGAGGGTTGGGTTATCCCCGAGGGATGGTGCCTGGTCCCGGATACGCCGAGCGAACGCATGCTGGACGATGGGTGGCCGTACCCGGAATTCCGCGATTTCGACCGCGAAGGTGCGTATGCCGACATCACCGCTCATGCTCCTCGGCCGCCCGCCGCGCAGGAAGCCGCCAAGCCTGTAGGAGACGTGGTTATTCCTGATGGAAGCGCGCATGCATTCCCAAGGCTCAATCAGCACTTGCCTCACGGAACCAAGCTCTACGCGCATCCTGCCGAGCAGGAGCCAGCCAATGCAGATATCAAGCTTGACCCGGATACCAACGAGTGCAGCCCTGACCCGGTGGTCCGTAAGGCTTACGCTGATGGCTACGATGTGGGTTATGCACACGGGGAGGAAGCCGCCAAGCCGGTAGATGGAGTTCTAAAGCTAGTGGAGTTGATCCACAACTACATGGATGCGTCGGCGCCTCTGATGTACAAACCTTCGTTCTCCACGAAGTCGCCTAGCCATGCGCAGCAAGCGCTGTTCGCGAAGGCGCGTGACGAACTGCATAAGGCCATGATCGCCGCCACGCAGGACGGGGGTGAGTGATGAAGTCTTACCGAGACTCCATCATCGCCGGATTTGTATTCGGCTTCATCATCCACCGCATAGCCGAGGCACTTTTATGACCAACCTAGACACCGCGCGCGACGATAGCTTTCACGGAGATAACCGTGCGCTTATCAGTTCGATCAAAGCACTTCTCATCCTTGACCAAAAAGGCACACTTGTTCCTCATGGCATTGGTGGACTTGCCAGAGACCTATTGCACTCAGCATCTATCCGGCTAGCCCGCGCCGAGGCTGAGGGGTGGAGGCCGATTGAGAGTGCGCCACGGGATGGGTCAAAAATCATGCTCGGCTATATCCCGGATGAAGAACACGAGTTCGGTTTCGTTGGTCAGGGTCGTTGGTGGCCTAGTGATGATGATGGCCCGGACAACATGGGCCATGATGCTGGTTTCATGGATTGCGACTTTGAGTTTTTCCAGTGCGGCCGATCCTTTGGTAACCCGGATTACATGGGTCGTGGACTGCAACCTACCCACTGGCAACCACTGCCATCACCACCGAAGGAGGATGGGGAATAAGCGATGTCCTGAAATTCCTTGGCGGCGCTGAGCTTGGCGGGGCCATCATGTGGCTAGTAATGGCGATGCGCAGCATCAAACGCGAGGACCGACTAGCTGAGCAACGAGACAAATATCTTCACGATGCAGCGAAGTACAAGCTACTTCTCAGGCTGCATGGTTACCAAGAACCACCGCCAGGAGAGCCGCGATGAGTGATCACAAAGAGATTTTTACCCTTGAGCAAGCAATACGTGTGACGCATGAAATAATCGCTCGAATGAAGCCTGGCGAGGATGCATCGGCCATCCATGCTCTTATCAGGTATGCGAAGACCAATGCGGAGAGCCGCGATGAACGTGGATGAGGCGATTGCCAAGCTTGATGAACTTATTATCTATTACGGCATGACGGATATGCGTGAGGCTTTCAATATCCTCACCTCCAACATCGAGCGAAAAGTCGATGACGCCATGGTGGAGAGGTATGCGGCCTCGTACTTCAATTGGTGGGACAAAATTCCTGAGCCTTCAAGGGTGATATACCGGAAAGAAATTCGGGACGCTCTGATCGCGGCGCTGGGGGTGGAAGGATGAGCACAATCCTGGGTGTGCTTTGCATTTACGGTCTGGCTGATTTTCTGTACTGGATGGAAAATGGCACAAAACCGGCAAAATAGCGGGCTGGCATGGCTTGGGGGTATCCTTCGCCCAATCCCCGAACGGACGCCAAGCCATGCGATTCACCCTGCCCTTACCGAGTGACCCGAGGACCGTCCTCGATCAAGCCCTGAAACCGGCTCTTGCCCTGCTCAAGGTCACGGACCGGATGGGGAAGCCAGAGGGCCTGGTGCTTACCCTGGCGATCGGCGAGCAGGAATCGAAATACCTAACCCGCCAGCAATACGGCAATGGCCCAGCCCATGGGTTCTGGCAGAACGAGCGTGGCGGCGGTGTTAAGGGTGTCCTTTCCCATCCTTCCTCAGCAGCCCTTGCCTCCCGTCTGTGCAGCCTCCGCGGCGTAGAGCCCACGCAGAATGCTGTCTGGCAAGCGATGCTGGAGGATGACATCCTCGCCGCTGGCCTGGCTCGATTGCTTCTGTGGACTGATCCAAAGCCACTCCCGGCCCTAGGAGACCTTGAGGGATCATGGGCCACCTACCAGCGCGTATGGCGTCCCGGCAAGCCACGTTCCAACGAGTGGGCGGCCTCCTATACCAAGGCCATGAATGCCATCCGCGGGGATGCCGCGTGACGGACATGGAACCCTACGATGCCCACGATGCCGCGCTCATTGAAGACTTCGAACGCTCCGTGCGAGAGGCTAAGATGATCGCGCTTGAGCATATTCCGGCCTATCCGCCCTTCTCGTTCCTGCCGGATCGCGTGAATAACCGCATGATGGCCGAGTTCGCGCGGATCGCCGATACCAAGGCGGTGAGCAAGCCCGAGCTGACGGCCATGCTGGATAGCACGATTTCGGGCTATCTGGACGCCATGGAGAACCGCATCATCCTGCACCCTAACCTAGGCAGCGTCCGTATTGCGGTCCTGGTCCATGTCGCCATGGTGGTGGGCCATACCGCCCTCATGAACATGCACAAGCTCTGGGCTGCCGTTCATGACAACCGATGGGATGAGGGAGCCCGCTGCCTGCTGAAATCGAAATGGCCTGGCACTGCGGCTACGGAACAGGAGCAGGACCGTATTGTGGACATCGCCGAGATGTTCCGTACCGGTACCGCCCCCACGAGCTGGACCCTCTGACATGTTTGGGTTCGAAGCTAAGGACTTTATGACCTATCTGGCGACCGGCCTTGTTCTGTTGCTGCTGTTCGTCTTCAAGCAATGGCAGGCCAAAACCAAGGATCATGACGACCATCTGAAAAAGGTCGATGAGGCCCTACACCAGATCCAGCTCCAGATGGTCCGCCAGGAAAGCGCCAAGGTGGATATGGGCAAGCTTCAGAACGAAATCGAGAAGCTGGACAGCCGCATGGACAAGCTGGACCATCACCTCACCCGCATCCTTGAGCGATTAGGCGGGAATCGCCGCGCCACTGACCCGGACCCAGACCTCCTATGAGCCGACGAGCCACTGACGTTCAGCCCATCCCCGAAGACCTGCTGGAAGCCGTCATGAGCCTTCAGGACGAAATTCGCGAAGCCCGCGTGCACCTCTCGGAAATCAAGAACTACCAGCCGGTAGGTGCCCAGAGCAACGCCACGAATACCAACACCAACCACTTCGGCAGTATGGGGGTGTGGTTCACCACTCTGATTTGTGCCGTGTGCTGCACGGCCATGCTGACTGGCGGTGCCATCTTTGCCTTCGTCACGGCCAACCAAGTCAACGGCCAAAACGCTAAGATCGCAGAGCAGGAAAGGCAGACGAATGAAAAGCTTGCCCGAATGCAGGACTACCTCAATGCCATCTATTCCATGGCGCCTCAGTTAAAGCCGAAGGAGAAGTAACATGTCAGTGCCGGTCATCATCGTGATTGGGTCGCCACGCCCGAATGGTCGCACCACCGAAGAGCCAACGCAGTCCGAGTTTGCCAGCTACGACGAGGCGATCGAGTTCCTTCAGGAACTGCGTGACGCCGAGCAGGACGCAGCTGACGACGCCGGGAACGAAGAGTAATGGACATCCCGGCCCCCGAAAAAATCGTTGTCGCGGGGCCGGGACTCTCGGTTGCCGCCCAGGTCGCAACGAACGTCGCTGAGAAGGTCAATGAGGCCACCGGCCCCGAAGTTCCCAACATCAAACCGGTAGATGTCGTCACGCCTGAGTTTGTAAAGGAACTCGGCATCAAGACCCACGGCTGGATCAGTGAAGGGAATACGTGGTGGAAGCGCCATCAGAATTGGGTGTGGGCCTTCATCGTGGGGACTGATGGCTTCGTTAGCTGGTTTGCCCCACAGATTCCTCACCAGTACCCGCGCCTTGCCATGGTCTTCAATATGGCTGGCGTCATCACAGGCAAGCTACTTTCCATGCGAACCCAAATAGGGGTCGTGGTAGCCAACATCCGAGCCGAAGTACGGAGGCATACCGAATGACCATCACCGCCATCCTTGCCGCGATAGGCGGCATCCTCACCCTGATCATTGGTTTCTTCGCCGGGCACAAGGTCGCTAGCGTCAAGACCGCATCCGCCGTCGCCAAGGCGACCACCGAGACCGAGGCCACCACCCGCGCCACGGTCGCCCAGGAGACCGCTGTCGCCGCAGGACAGGCGATGTCCGATGCCGCAGACGTTCGCCAACAGGCGACCAGCCAAGCACAGGCCGAAGCTGACCAAGGCCGTCAGGCATTGATTGACGCCATGCGGAAAGACGGGGAAATCCAATGAAGCGGCTGACAGTGTGGATCGTTTTCCTCAGCCTTCCGGCGACGGTGCCCATGGCATTGACAGGGTGCCAGCCCGTGAAGCCCGTAGCGCCAACCACGGTGGTCACGTCAGGCTGCAAGGCCTTTGGCAAGATCATCGTTCCTGAGGCTGACGCCGCGGTGATTTCGGTTCCTCTGCTCACCGCTATCCGCAAACACAACCTAGCCTACAAGGCCACCTGCGAAACGACCACGAAAAAGTAGTTGACATACCACATAGCGTGGGAGCACTATCACCCACGCGCCGACATGAGGCGCTAGCCCAAAAGCCCAACATGTCCGCTAATAAGCATTTCAATCCGACCGTAGTCCGCCGCGAACCCAAGGTTTCGCCCGCTGACACCATTGCACGGGATGTCGAAGACTTCCTGGCTCGCGGTGGACGGATTCAGGTCATCCCTGCGGGTGAGGCACGATTCCCGCTCAAGCACATCACCGAAGATGACGGCTTCCGCCCCGCCCGTGGCATCGATGGCCGCAAGGTCCGCAGCGGCGCCGAGTAATCCCTTTCCGACCTCCCGGAGATACCATGAAGACGTTCCCCTATGAAGGGTGGGTGCTAAGCCCCACCATGCGACCGCACAAAGTTACTGTGATCGGCGAAAAACTTTCTCTGCACGGCTATGTCTTCAAAACGGACGATGGCCGTACTTTCAAGCCTTCCGAGGTTTACCCCACGCAGTTCCGCGCCATCGAGGCCGGGCACGCCATTCTCGATGAGAACCAGCGGGCCATCGACCGCAAGCAGAAGAAGCTTGATGCACGCCGCGTCAACCTCGACAAGGCGCACGAGAAATTTTCGAGGGCGCACGCATGAACGGCATTTCAAACGAAGCTATCCGCAAGCTTTCCGATGGTCTTTCCGATACGTTCGAAGGCGCTGCCGAGGCTATGCCGCGCGAGAACGAGGCCGTAGACCTGCTGAGCTATTTTGCGGCCCGCTGCGACCTCGACATGCACCGCGGACCTCAGGGCGGCATCGGCACAAAGACTGCGATTCTGCTGATGGGTGAAGATCCGCCGACGAATCGCCATACGATCGAATCGTTGACCTGGTGGGCTGAAGCTGAGTCACGTTATCGTTTCCTGAAGGCCGAAGCCATGCTGGCCGCGCGTGAGTGGATCAATTACGGGAGGGACGAATGAATAACGACTACGACAAGCAACTGCCGAGCACAGGCGAGACTTTCGCTGAGGGCTTCGGTGCCATCCTCATCCTGGCCTTCTGGGCTGCATGCCTTGGCGGATGGATCACTCACATCATCTTCTGCCTGAGCCACAACCGCTGGGGCTTCCTGATTGCTGGGGCGCTCGCCTTCCCCATCGCCATCATCCATGGCTGGCTGATTTGGCTGGGGGTGGTGTCATGAGTGCTGTAATCCCTGTCTGGGAAGCCCGTGAGTGCATGGTCTTCCTCGGCAACGACGGGGGTATCAGCCTGCGCAACGTCATCAACGGCCGCCAGCACGCCAAGGCCATCGCTGCCCTGCCTGACCTCATTGACGTTGTGATGGACCTGAAGGGCCTGGCGCCGGTAGGCTCGGAACTGCGTAGCCGGGCTGATGCGGCGATCGCCAAGGCAACGAATGGCAATGATAAGGCCCGATGGGTCATTGACCATGTTGCTTTGGTCGAAAGCCATGCGGATGGCGAAATCCTTGAATCCAGATCATTTCCTGTTCAGGATTCGAAGGTTTCTAGCCCGTCTCCATATACAGCAACCATTTCGCCTAAGGCGCGGTAAGATCACTTATGGACCGGATGCGCAGTGGTGATGCGCGCCAGAATTGAGACGTTCAGACTAAACGTCAAAGCTGGTTTCGCTGTACGCAACTCCTTCTACCGGTACGGCAGTCACCGTAGACGGCAAGGGGATACAGATGCAAAGCCGGGATCACCTCCGGTCGGTCCGCCTTTCACTTCGACGCTCTGCGGGCGCACCACCTGCACCGTGCCGGAAGCGTAACCGGCAACCATAGCGATGTAGCTCAGTTGGTTAGAGCGTAAAGCCAGCCTAGGGACTGGTGATAGGTCGGAGGTTCGAATCCTCCCATCGCTTCCTAAGCGTCCATAGCACAACAGGCAGTGCGCGGCCCTTCCAAGGCCTGAGGTGAGAGTTCGAATCTCTCTGGACGCTCCACTTTATGGCGAGGCAGTATGGGCACCTAGTCCCTGCTGAGAAGACTGGACACTTCCGGTCGTACCTCGCCACCCTCCTAGCCCAATAGGATCGATGATGAGTGACTTACACGACGAAACCCTGAAGCTTGCCGAAAAAATCGATGAAATATACAGGTCAAAATTGTCTGAAAGGGAACGGCTTTACCAGGTACAAGTCCTACTCATCGATATCGTGGATTTTGATCGACTTGGGGTAAGCCGTCATGACTAAGCCCAAAGAACTCCGCGATGAGTTCGCCCTTGAAGTGATGAAAGTCATCCTCCCGGAAATCCTTCAGGCCATTAGCGCGGGTGCCACCTATGTCGAAGATGGCGGACCTTCAACGCCTCAAGCCTTCCTAGCTGCGGAAGCCTACGCCGTCGCCAACGCCATGATGGCTGAGCGGGAGAAGACCCATGACCCCGTTTGAGATGGGCTTTCTCATCCAGGCTCGCTGCGGTGGTGATGGTGCCCTTGCCGATAACCCCATGCACAAGGATTTTGCTGCCCGCGGGCTTGAGGCGGGAGTATTCGAAATGTGGGGGCCTGGCAACGAATTTCGCTACCGCACTACACCGCTTGGCGAGGCTTGGCTAAACGCATGCCTGACCGTGGCCGTGCCAGAGATTCGGTACGTGGATGAGCGGGGACGCGTCGTCTTGCTCAAAGAATCTGTGGCGATGTGAGATTTTTGAGCAAAATGCCCACGGACTGAAATGCGCGATCGTCTCAAAACTGGTCCTTTCACATTCTTAGCGCCACCATAATCCATTTATCTCGGAGGCATATCCCATGCTCTTCACCATCCTGATCATCCTTCTGGTCCTGGCGCTCATCGGCGGCCTGCCCACCTGGGGCTTTGGCTGGAACACCTACGGCTATGCCCCGTCCGGCGTCATCGGCGTGGTGCTGGTGATTCTGCTGGTCCTGTTCCTGACCCACCGCATCTAGTAGCCTCATCCCCGGCATCTTCCCCGTTAGGTGGTGCCACTGAAGCCCCGTCCACTTGGCAGTGGCCTCGGGGCTTCTTTTTGCCCATTCACAGCGATGAAAGGTCCATCGGGCTACTATCCCAAATGCGCCCACGCGCACGGTGAAGTGTATGAATCTCCGCAATTTCTTCCGAGCCCTGTTGGGCATCCACCATCTAGAGGAACGCATTATCATGGCCCTGAACGACGCCACCGCCCGTATTGAAGCCTCCATCGCCACCCTGGGCGACAACATCACCTCCCAGCAGTCCGCGATCGCCTCGGAAATCCGCGACCTCGCCACGGCCCTTTCCAACCAGGGCGGCGATACCTCGGACATCGAGAACCGCCTGAACGCCTCCGCCGACAAGCTCGACGCCCTCAGCCAGCAGGTGGCCGAATCGACCAGCCAGCTTCAGGCCGATGACCAGCCGAGCGGTGGCGATACCGGTACGGACCAGCCGCAGGTCTGATAGGCTTCCCCGGCACTGAATCCGCAATGCTGATGCGGTGCCCAGCCCCGTGGATTTACACAGGCACGGGGTAAGCAGGAACTACAGCCCCTGCCAGTGCATGAGACCCCGCTACGGCGGGGTTTCTTTTGCCCGTCATCCTGACCGCGAGTAGGATAGGCCAAGCCCAAGCCACCTCTGGAAACACATGGAACGCCAAGCCCGTCGTGCCCCTGATTGGGAGCGTATCGAAAGTGACTACCGCGCGGGCCTCCTGTCCGTCCGTGAAATCGCCGCCACCAACGGAGTAAGCCATACCGCCATTGCCAAGCGCGCCAAGGCTTACGGATGGGATCGTGACCTTTCCGCGGCCATTAAGGCCAAGGCTGAGGCCAAGGTTTCCAGGGCGGAGGTTTCCGCCGAAGTTGCCAAAGAGCGTTTGGTAACCGACAAGGCAATCATTGAGGCTAATGCCGATGTCATCGCTGGCATCCGTTTGTCCCACCGGAAGGACATCAGCCGCGCCCGTGCCTTGGCCCTGAAGATGCTGGGGGAGCTGGAATCTCAAACGGAGAACGCCCTCGCCTACGAAGAACTAGCTGAGGCTATTTCCGCTGATGATGAAGCGGGTGTGGTGCGGCGCCGGGAAATCTTCGCCAAGCTCTCTACCAGCGCCAGCCGGGTCGATTCGCTCAAGAAGCTGACGGAGACCATGCACCGCCTGATCGTGCTGGAGCGTGACGCCTATGGGATCACTGAGACCCAGCCGTCCCCGATCGGCCTACAAGCCCAGGTGGCTTTCGATCAGGAGCGATTCGCCGCGGTAGCCCGCCAGATCGCCAACGACATCTGATGCCAGTCCAGACGCTCAGCCCGGAGCAGGACTACGCCGCCCAGATCCTGGCGAGGGAAGACCTTTACTTCTACTCGCGCTATATGTTCTTGAAACGTAAGGGGTATACGTGGCTCAAGGGCATGCAGCACAAGGTGATTTGCGATGCCCTGATGAAGGTGTTTCGGGGTGAAATCCGCCGCCTTATCATCAACGTGCCGCCGCGCTACTCCAAGACCGAGCTGGCTGTTAACAACTTCGTGTCGTGGTCGCTGGGCAAGGTGCCGGATGCAGAGTTCATCCTACCCAGCTATGCCGCCAGCCTGGCGACGAACAACTCCTGGCAGACCCGTGAAATCGTCACCCATGAGGCCTACCGGCAGATCTTCACGGATGTAGTGATCCGCGGGGATGCAGGCGCCAAGCACGACTGGCGTACCACCAAGGGCGGCGTGGTCTTCGCTACCGGTATCGGCGGTCCCTGTACCGGCTACGGCGCGGGCAAGATGCGCGACGGGTTCGGCGGCGCCATCATCATCGATGATCCCCACAAGGCGGACGAGGCACGCAGTGATGCAGCTAGGAATGGCGTCATTACGTGGTATCAGGAAACCCTCGCCTCCCGTATCAACTCCCCGGACACCCCCATCATCCTAATCATGCAGCGCCTGCACGAGCGCGACCTAGCAGGCTGGCTGCTCGATGGTGGCACGGGAGAGGAATGGGTTCACATCAACCTACCTGCGATCCAGCATGACGAACAGGGCGAGCCATTTGCCCTCTGGCCTGAGAAGCACGACCTAGCCCGCCTGTTGGCAATGGAGACGGCCTCCCCCTACATGTTCGCGGGGCAGATGATGCAATCGCCCAGCGCGGCGGAAGGCAACATCTTCAAGCCTGATCGTATCGAGGTGATCGATGCCCTTCCCTCGGGTCGGGTCAAGGCGGTACGTGGCTGGGACTTCGCCGCCTCCATGCCTGAGCCTGGCAAAGACCCTGACTACACCGTGGGCTTTAAGCTGCTGGAATATGATGATGGCACCTATGTGATTGCCGATGTCGCCCGTGACCGAGGCGGCCCGGATGAGGTGCAGAAGATGCTCAAGAACGTCACCCAGGCCGACACCCGAAGCGTTCAGGTCTCAATTCCACAAGACCCCGGACAGGCTGGTAAGGCCCAAGTCTTCGCCCTCACCAAGCTCCTGAAGGGCTACCGGGTCTCGTCATCGACCGAAACCGGCGATAAGATCACCCGCGCTGAGCCCTTCGCGGCCCAAGTGAACGTGGGCAATGTGAAGATGCTTCGGGCGTCATGGAATGAACCGCTCAAGGAAGAACTACGCATGTTCCCGAACGGGGCTCATGACGATATCGCCGATGCAGGTTCCCGTGCCTTCAACAAGCTCAATGAGACCGCCAAGCCGCTGAAGGTGCCCGCGGGCCTGATCAAACGCGTACAGAACCAAGGGAGAGTAACCCGTTGAAATTCTTCGAATGGTTCAAGCGCCACCCTGCCCCGCTGCCTGAGGCGCCTGTCCAGCCGGTGCAGCCTGCCCCACGCAAGCGCCTAATGAAGTCCGCGATCCAGATGATGCGGGCGCGCATGCAGGTCATGAAGGAGGCAAAGGCCCAGGAGAAGGGCCAGCTTGCCGCTGCGGTGCCCATGCCAGGCGTGGTACCCAAGGACAAGCTCAAGGCCGTGATGGCGATGGACTCCACGCCCTACGCCACCGTCAACGACCTGTTCGTCTTCAACAACGGCTTCCTGGGCTACCCCTACCTTGCCGAGCTGGCTCAGCTTCCCGAATACCGGAAGATGAACGCCACGCTGGCGGACGAGATGACCCGCGAGTGGATCGAGTTCGCCTACACCGGCCCAGAGGATGGCGCCAAGGCCGCGGCGGAGAAGATCAAGGCCCTGACCGATGCCTGCAAGCGGTACAACCTCCGAGAGACGTTCAATAAAGCCTTCACGCTGGATAGCCAGTTCGGCCGCTGCCAGCTTTACGTGAACGTGAAGAAGGGAATGAGCGAAGCCCTGGCGGTGGATGATGACCTTGAATTGGCCTCCGTCCTGGCGATGAGCCCCAAGAAGGTCGCCAAGGGCGGGCTGATCGGCTTTACGGTCGTGGAGCCCATGTGGTCCTACCCCGGCCTATACAACTCCACCAACCCCCTGAAGGCTGACTACTACGTCCCCACCATGTGGTATGTCAACGGCAAGGCAGTGGACGCGAGCCGCCTGATTACGCTGGTCGCCAACCCCGTACCGGACATGCTCAAGGCGGTCTACTCGTTCGGCGGCGTCAGCCTGAACCAGCTTGCCAAGCCCTACGTGGACAACTGGATTCGCACCCGCCAGTCGGTCAGCGATATCATCCACAACTTCTCGACCTCCGGCATCCTCACCGACATGATGGCCCTCATGGCCGATCCCTCGGGGTCTGAGGGCGGCGCCGATGTCATGGACCGCGCCAACCTTTTCACGGAGATGAAGGACAACCTGGGTCTGCTCCTGCTCAACAAGGATGGCGAGAACAGCGAGGAATTCTTCCAGTTCAACGTCCCGCTGAGCAACCTCGACAAGCTTCAGGCGCAGGCGCAGGAACATATGGCCGCGGTCAGCTCCATCCCCCTGGTAAAACTGCTGGGTGTCACCCCCACCGGACTCAATGCCTCATCGGATGGGGAGCTGCGGGTCTTCTACGACTTCATACTCTCCCAGCAGGAGCAGTACCGCCCGGCCATCAAGCGCGCGGTGGACTTCATCCAGCTCTCGGAAATGGGCGAAATCGATCCATCAATCGACTTCAAGTTCATCCCGCTCTATCAGCTCGATCCGGTGCAGGCCGCCACGGCGCGCAAGATCGATGCCGAAACAGACCAGATTCTGGTCAACGGCGGCATCATCTTCGGGGAAGAAGCCCGTGGACGCCTTTCCAGTGACCCTGAAAGCCCCTACGCCGGTATTGAGGTGAGCGATGTCCCAGAACTCGACAACGAGCCGGAAGACGCTGAAACGGACCCGGAAGCCACGGGCGCCTGAGCCGGTCACGATCGCGGCCATCCGGCCCAACGCCGGGATCGACGCGTGGTATCAGTCCACCCTTGATCGCTACATCGACCAGATGCAGCAAAGTGTTATGTACTGGCTGACGGTCGAATACGCCTCGACGGGTCTGGGTGAGGATGCCTCGCCCGCCTCCAAGATGGAGAAGGAACTCAAGCGCCTTGCCGCGCGCTGGCAGAAGACCTTCGACACCCTGGCGAACTGGCTGGGTACCAAGCTGGTGGATCGCGTGCAGTCCTACACCGACAAGGCCCAGGACTTCGCGTTCAAGGCCAAGGGTTTTGCCGTGCCTTTCAACATGACGCCGTTCATGGAGAATGCCTACAAGTCCGTGCAGGTAGAGAACATCGGCCTGATCAAGACCATCCCTCAGGAATGCCTCGCCGAGGTGCAGGGCTTGGTCATGCGTTCCGTGGCCCGTGGCCGTGACCTCGCCACCCTGACCGATGAGCTACAGGACCGTTTCAAGGTCACCCGAAGCCGAGCCAAGCTGATCGCCAGGGACCAGAACAACAAGGCTACGGCCACGATGGTAGGCGCCCGCCAACAGTCCCTTGGCATCACGGAGGGTATTTGGCGCCATTCACATGCTGGAAAGACGCCACGCCCATCTCATGTAGCTGCCAATGGCAAGAAGTTTGACCTGGCTAAAGGCATGTATCTGGATGGCAAGTGGGTGATGCCAGCCGAAGAAATCAATTGCCGGTGTACATGGAGCGCAGTCATAAAAGGCTTCATTGACTGATCTACAGTTATTGATATGGTGGGCTCACCTAATCAGGATGACTTGCCATGATCGGTACGAAATTCTCCAGATGGACCGTAATCGATAAGGCTGAACCACAGTCTTTTCCAAGCAAAAAGAACGTCACCCGGTGGCTTTGCCAATGCGCATGCGGGACTGTCAGAGCTGTAACTCAGCTTTCATTGAAGAATGGGAATAGCACTAGCTGCGGATGCTTCAACAAGGAGCGCACGAGGCAAACCATGCAAACGCATGGGATGACCAATACTCCTGAGCACACGACCTGGCAGAGCATGCGACATCGGGTTAGGCCTTCGAATAGCCGAAGTCATGACTACAGCGAACGAGGAATAACCGTCTGCGAACGGTGGGACAGTTTCGAAAACTTCTTTGAAGACATGGGCCCTCGCCCATCTGATCGTCATTCGATTGATAGAATTGATAACAATCGCGGGTATGATCCGTCTAACTGCCGATGGGCTCTCCCTACCGAGCAGATGCAAAACAGGCGCTGCACGCTCAAGATCAACGTACACGGGGAAGATGTCCCTATGTCCGAACTGGCGCGGCGATGCGGCATTCCTGCAAACACGCTTAGAGGTCGAATCGTTGAACATGGCTGGGATATCGAACGCGCTATGTCCACGCCGGTCAGGCCAAAAGCCCGACATCGAGGCAAGTAACACCACGCATCCGGGGTTCATTGCATGAAAAAGCTCATCGGCGGCATGGTCGGATTCGGGGAGCCCGCGCCATCGCCGTCCGCGGATCGGATGGCAATGGATCGTATGACCGTCCGCTCCTACGACACGGAAGGCCGGATGCACGTCGAAGTGACGAACATCTCCAAGGCCAATGTCTGCCCCTACTACGGG